CTCTTCGGAGGGGGCCTTTTTGTCTTTTTTTGCGTTCAGGCGAAGCTCAGCGCTAGCTCACCAGCGATGATCGTGAAGCCGCCACCCTGCAGGATCCGCTTCGGATCGGGCAGCTCGATGCTGCCGCGCAGGTTGCCCTTGGTCTTGGCGTCCCAGATCGAGAAGTGGGTGATCACGCAGGCAGGCAGGCCAGCGAAGCCGAACACGTTGGTGTTCCACATCGTCCGGTTGGACGGCTCGGTGAAGAACGCCTGAGTCCGGACGTAGCCATCCCCGGAGATCTCACTGGCATAGGCACCGGCGTGGTTCGGGTCATCGAAGTGGCAGCCGACGTAGTAGCCGTTCAGCGCGCCCAGCCACAGATGGACTTGGTAGTCCGAGAATGCCATCAGTTCTCCCCATTCTTCTCGGCTTGGCGCTCAGCCTTGGCAGCGGTATAGGCGCTCCAGTGTCCGACTAGATTGGCATACAGGCTCATGAACGCCACCCAGAAGATGCTCTCCCGCCACCACAGGATCGTCGGTACGGCTAGCAGTCCCCAGGCGAAGGTGAGGTACTTGTGCATCTTGACTGTGGTTGTTGGCTTCATGAGGTACCTGGTTCCTGGCGGAAGAACCGCCCCAAGAAGTAGACGTCCTGGGTCAGTTGGGCGTCGGCGTAGATCATGATGTACATGACCCCGGCGCCCGCGTTGTTGGCGTTGTTGGCTGGGTTGTACTTGTCGAAGCCGGGCATCGATGAGGTGTCGAACGACCAGGGCTGCTCGTCTTCTAGCTTGCCGCTGACTGGCGCCCCACGGCTACTCAAGCCGGGGGAGTAGCCCGCCAGCTCGTAGTAGTTACCCCAGCCCATCACGAACCCTGCCGAGTCTGGGAACAGTACGCCCGCGTTGTCTTGCTCGCCACCATCTGGCTTGATCTTCTCGAACGCACCTTCGAAGAACGGGTTGGTCTGTCCCGCAGCGTAGGTAGCTCCCACTGGTTTGACGATCTTGGTGCTCGTGGTGGGGATCCGGGGCATGTCAGCTGGACTCACCCCGGAGTTGTTGTACACACTCACGTGGAAGTACACCGGCAGCAGGTTGCCGTTCAGATCGTAGGCAGCGATCTGGCTCAACCGGATAGTGCCGGACTGGGCCATCTTCACCGGCAACGCAGCCTTAAAGATGCCGTTGGAGGTGTCCCCGGCCCAGTTGTTCGAGGAGTTGGTCAGGTTGGCCTTCGGGATCTTGATGTAGAACTTCGTGTAGGCCGGGTTCTTCGGCGGGTACTTCTTGGTCCAGTCCGTCCACGGGAAGGCCGCAGTGTCGGGCATCAGCTTGGTAAACAGCTCCTGGGAGCCCTCCGGCACCATCCCGGAGCCATCGGCGTAGCTCCACGGCTTCAGCAGGTCCTGGACCGTGTTGGAGTACTTGCCAGTCTGCAGGCTGCGCAGCGGCGTCAGCGCGTCCCTGGTCCGCGCCCGGACCTCATCCACGGTCAGCGCGTCGCGGTACTTGGAGTCGATGGTCAGCTGTACCGAGCCGTCCTGGACGTTCACCTGCGCATCAGAGATGTGGAATAGAACCCCGGAGTTATCTCCACGGATGCCCCGAATCAGCACCGAGCGACCCGCCTGGATCAGCAACCGGGGGAAGGTAATCCCAGACTCCTGCAGGTACGGGTCCACCCGCAGCGTCAGCTGGCCGGTGTAGCCGGGGTCAGCGAAGCGCATCAGCTGGGCGTTGCTCAGCTGCCGAGCGGCCAGCTCGTCCATCCCGTCCGGGAACCGCAGCAAGGTCTCCTTGCGGGCGATGTTGGTGTTGTAGTTCGGGTTGTTGGTGGTCGGGTAGACAGTCCGGGCTGCGCTGAACGGAACGAAGTAGGTCTGGTCACCCAGGTTGTTGATCTCCATACCGGAGAAAGCAACCCCGGCTGAATCCGTTCCCTGTCCATAGATCACGTTGGCAGATTGGGTGAAGTCCCGGCTCAGCTGGACTTCCACTCCCGGCGTCCCCAAGTCGATCATCAGCAAGTTCGGATCGGTCTTGAGCGGAGGTCTGCGCAAGTACAGCGCAGGTTTCCTCCCGACATCCTTGCGCAGGCTCCATTGCGCCCCTCCCTCGTCGTACATCACCGAGAGCAGGCCCTGGACGTAGCCAGTCAGTACCGGATCCCAAGACCCAGTCGAGCGGCTGGTCAGCCCAGTCCACTTCTGCCCGGCAACAACACCCCAGGGCTGGAGGAACCAGAACGCGGCCGGCTCATTGAAGGGCGGTACGACGGTGTTCCAGTCTGAAGGGAACTCCATCGTGACAGCAGAGGTTCGAAGCCCAGGCCGCTTGGCCGGGCTCAAGGCTTCGCGGATCAGGATCTCGTACGGCACTGGGCGTTGTGGGTAGTACGGCGCAGCCAGGTAGTTGTCGGCCTGGTAGAGCGCGCCCTTGCACTCCAGCGTCAGCGAGGAGTCGTTCCCGGTCACTGCCAGGGACTCATCGATGCTGAAGCCCTCCCACTGCCAGACGTGGTTGTAGGGCGCGACGTTTTGCCAGACGATGTCGATGTCGGTGTAAGGCACCAGCCAGCTGAGATCCCCAGAACCGGGCTTATCCCAGATGGTGATCTGCGGGAAGGTCAAGGTGGCGGTGGAGTCACCGAACGGGTCTGACGTTCCCAGCGAGCTGACCTGGACTGGAGCACCCCGGAACATGGTGATCTCCACCCGGTCCCCACCAGGGGGTCGAGCATAGATCCGGAAGTAGCCCACCGGCTGGAGATCGACGGTCTGGGCGGAAAGCCCCATCTCAACCTCCGTAGGCCTGGCTCAGGGTCGCGATCTCCGCGAGCGTGTCAGCATCGCTAAGCGGGCTGGCGTACAGGCTGAGGTCGAACAGGGTCATATCTGCACAGTGCAGCAGGTCACCAGTCGCCCGACCGATGACCCAATCTAGGTGGTTGGCTTCAGCATCTGGAGCAGTCTGGACCTGGGCCACCTGCATCGAAGATGTACCAAACCCCATCATCACCTTGGTGTAGGGCTGGTTGACGGTGAGGGCCAGGTAGGACGGCTGAGCTCTGGTCAGGGCCAGGTTGATCGGGAACAACCGCTGGAAGGCCATCTGGTTGGAGTTCGCCCACAGATACCGTCCCCGCATCTGCAGGTTGGTCTGGGCGCCGTCAACTTCTTCATCGAACAAGTCATCGGCACCACCAGGAGTGGCATGACCAGCGCCGAATAGTCCGGCGTAGTCCAAGACCGCGCCATCGAGTCCAAACCGGCTCTGCAGACTCATCACGAAGATCAGCGTGAAGCCAGCAGTCGCACCGAAGCCACCGGTGAATTCGGACCAGAGGTGCTGCTTGTTCTCGCCCGCGAAGTTCAGTGCGTTAGCAGTGATCAGCTCTTTGCCGACCCGGTAGGTGTAGTCGTCGATGAAGGTGGGGGCGTAGTCCACCGACGAGCGCCAGGTGTAACCCGGGTACGGACTGTCTTCTGGCCGCCAGACGAAGGTGACGTCGTCGTAGCTCAATTCACTGGCCACCCAGCGCACATCAGCGTTGGACTTCACTGAGGCCGGGGACTGGCGGTTGCTGATGATGGTGCCGTCGATGGAGATCAGCGCGTGCTGACGAAAGTCATACGGCGGTACTTCCACCGGCCAGCCGTTTAGGATCCGGTAGTCATCCAAGATGTAGCTGGCGGCGTTGTAGGGCACCAGCACTTCGGACGGATCCACTGGAGTACCGGACTCCACCAGGATCTTCAGACTTGGGTCCATGGCGAAGCTGATCGGCTCCGGGATCAAGTTCTTAACCGCCATCGTCCACCCCGAAGATCGGTCCCAGGCTGATCTGCAATGAACCAGCTGGGATGTGCACGATGTCGCCGGAGCTGACCACCTCGGACTGCGGTAGCCGACCGGTGAAGTAGACGAACCCACCGGTGACCGCGTTACACAGCGCCCAGTAGTTGATTCGACCCCAATCAGCGGTAGCGGCCAAGAAAGTCAGGTCGATTATGTTCCGGACCAGGTAGTAGCCATCGGTGTCCCAGATGGTCGGGTCGTTGACCAATTCAATCCGGGCGTAGCCAGTGGTATCAGTAGGCGGCTCATCCAGGCCAGTACCGTCTGAGAACGCATTCGGCTGGTTGGTCCGGATCAACGCCAGGTAATAGCTCTGCGGTACGGGGGAGCGCTGGCCGAAGATCATCTGAGAGATCTCGTTGGCGCCCCACAGAGCAAGGCCGCTCATACCAGCCGCTCAATCGTCACTGTGGGGAATCTGGGCACAGTGGCAGTAAACACTGACATCCCGTTGTGCGCGTACACCCGGGAGCGTTCGTACTGGTAGTCAGCGGTCTGGCACTGCCAGATCTCCCGGTAGTCATCGAAGTCGAGGCGCAGCCTGAAGTCGAGCCGGCTGAACAGCCCCTCCAGCCGCTTCAGGTTGATCTGGGACTCCCACTGGTTCGCACCCCGGACATAGATCTGGATCTGTTCGTTGACCATCTCCTTGACCGCGTGCACGGTGTAGGCGCCCTCCGCCACTGGGGAGGTCACCACCACCTTGCGCCAGGTAACCGCAGTCGAGTTCTGGGTCTCACCACCGACCTCGTAGTTGAGCTTGTCGTTCAGGTCCAACCACTGACCGCCGTAATCGATCGACATCGCGTACGAGCCCAATCCGGGCTCGGACTTCTGCACAACCTGGAGCCCTTGCCGCAGCGGCTTGGCCGGGACCAGTCCATTGTCGCTAGGCACGATTACCTCCCAGGGCTGGGTTCGACAGCGCCTTGGCCCGGCGCTTCTGCCGCAGCTTCTCGGCCAGCTCGTTCGGGTCGTTGGCGGTGACTGAAACCGGTCCGGTGAAGTTCGTCGAGCTGTCCACCTTCGTGTAGGTGTTGTTGTGCACGATCGGCACACTAGTGCCCCGGGTGTTGTTGCGCCGAGCATCCTGACCCGGTGACATCTTCGCCATCAGTTCGGCGATGAAGTCTGCACCCCGCTCGTTCAGCGGCAGCACGGCTTCTGGTCCGCGCTCACCAATGCCGATCTGCTGAGCACCAGAGAAGATCGCGCCCTCGCCGTACCAGTGCGGGGAGCGAGCCTTCCACTTCGCGTAGGCGTTACCCGGGTTGCCGTAAGACCGGGCGATGTACTCCAGGCCGTACTTGGTCTGCAGGGTCGGGTCAGAGGTCTTGTGACCGCCAACCCCAGCCCAGGTCGAATTCAGGAACTGGAACATGCCGTAAGCCGACGATGTCGGGTTCTGCGCGTTGTTGTTGAATCCGGACTCACCCATCAACAGGTTGTACAGGCTGTCCCAGTACTGACCCCAGCCCCGAGCTGCCGACATCTGCTTGACGATGGCCTTGTTCCCGGTCACGTTCGTCGGCGCATGCCCCGGCCCACCGGGCTGGACCGGCGAACTAACACCCAACTGAGCCTGGCGACCATCAGCCCAGGAGTTCAGGTAATCACTGAGCATGTGGTCGTGGAAGAAGATCGCCAAGGTGGGATCGTTCTTGATCAGCTGCTCGAAGGCATACTGCTCCTCCAAAGTGACACCCGAGGTAGCCCCCGAGCTCATCATCTGACCCAGGGTCGAAGGGTTGACCGGCTTGCCGTGGTCGCGCACTTCGAAGTGCAAGTGGGGTCCGGTGACGTTACCGGTGGCACCGGTCTTACCGATGACCTCGCCTTCTTTGACCCGCTCACCGGGCTTGACCCCAAACGAACTCTGGTGGGCATACCAGGTCTCGATGCCAGGACCGACTGCGATCTTGGTCAGGTTGCCGTAGGCGCCGCCCCAAGCCGTACTCATCACCTTGCCCGGCAGAGCCGCGTGGATCGGGGTACCGATCGGCGTCGCGTAGTCATCACCGGTGTGGTAGCCAGAGGCCCACATTGAGCCCTTCTTACCGAACGGCGTGGTGATGTGCCCACCGGTGATCGGGATGGTGGGCTGGTTGTCCTTGACTGGTGCGGTCGGAGCGCCGCTACCACCACCGGTGCCAGTCGCTTCGTGGCCACCGCCCGCGCCCGAGCCGCTGGACCGGCTGCCCTTACGACCATCAGGTAGGAAGCCCCACTGGGTGTCGATGGCAGCCTTCAGCTGACCCGAGACCGTGAGCACGTCCTTCTTGATCTTGTTCCAGGTGGCCAGCATCAGGTCAGCCTCGGTCTTGAGGTTGCCAGTCAGCTTCTTGGTGGCAGTGGTCAGGATCTCCTCAAGGCTCATCGACAGGTCGGCCGTCATCCGGTCGAACTGCTGCTGGCTTCGGTTCATCTGCTTCTCGAAGTCAGTGACCATGTCGTTGATCGAGACGTTGTAGTCGTGCACCTGCCGGGCGATCGTGCGCTGGTAGTCAGCCGCAGACCGATCGGTGGTCTTCTTGTAGTCCTCGGCCGCCCGGGTCATCGCCTTGTCGTAGTCGTCCGAGCCCTGCTTCATCGCCTTGGTGTAGTCCTGGCGACCCCGGGTGAGCATCTTGGTCAGGTCCTGCTGACCACGAGTCAGCGCAGTCCGGTAGTCATCGGCCTGCTGGGACAGCTGCAGCTTGTAGGCCTTCATCGCCCGGTCCCGGGACTTGTTGAAGTCCTGCTCACCGCGCTGCAAGCTCAGCTGGTACTGCCGGTTCATCTCTTCCCAGGCCGCGTTGTCCTGGTCCTTGACCAGCGACGAGGAGTCCTTCAGCCGGTCCGCGACCGCCTTATTGAACTGACCCACCAGGTTCGGGTCCGAAGCCGCGTCCGCCACCAGCCGGGCCAGCTGCTGGGCGTTGTCGGCGTCAGTCAGCCCCAGCTGCTTGATGGTGTCGGAACTGAACCCCATCGAGCGAGCCTTGTCCAGGTTCTGCGCCTGCTCAGCCATCCGGCGGTTCTGGTCCTGGGCATTCTGCAGCAACGAGGCAGCAGACCAAGTCCGCTGGACCGTAACCCGCTCGTAGATGTTCATCATCTGCTTCGCGGACTGTTCCACCATTAAGGTGACCTGGTGGTTGAAGTCCTGCTCCGAGCGGATCTTCGAGGTCTTGAAGTCCTCGTAGGACTGGGTCTGGGAGATGTTGAACGCCTGCGCGTTGCGCTTGATCGACAGCTGGTAGTCAGCCTCACCACGCTGCCGCGAGGTGTTGTAGTCGTCCAGCGTCCGCTTCACACTGATCTGGTACTGCTCCTCGGAGCGCTGCCGAGAGACGTTGTAGTCTTCCTGGTTGCGCATCCGCGACTGGGTGTAGTCGGCCTCACCGCGCTGCTGCTGCAGGTTGTAGTCAAACTGCTGCCGGTTCTGCTGCAGGTTGAAGTTGCGGTCGTTGCGCGACCGCTGGGTGGCGAAGTCATCCTCAGCGTTCTGCCGGGAGATGGTGAACTCGCGCTGGTTGATGATCTGCTGCTTGAAGAACTGGGCAGCGCTCAGCGTCTGCGACCGGATGTCGGCCAGCGCCTGCTTACGCTCCTGCTCACCTTCGGGACCGGTGCTAGCACCCATGGTGGCCTGGAACGACTGCCCGGCTAGCGCGTACTGCTGGCCAACCCCTGCCCCAGACACGCTCAGCTGGAAGCTGGCGAAGTCCTTAGCCGCGCTCTGAGCTGCTGCCGCCAGCTGATACAGCGGGTCGGTGGTGTCACCGATGGCCGCCTTCAGGTTGATCAGGTCGCCCTGGATACCCGCTGCCGACTCACCCATGCCCTGTAGCTTGGTCACCATCGCGTCGACGGCCTGCAGCTGCTTGTTCACGTCACCCGGTGAACTGATCGCTGCCTGTACCTCGGCCAGGTTTTGTGTGGCCCCGCCGGCTCGGGTAGCCGCAATCCGCTGAGCTGTCTGCTCCGGTCCAGTCAGAACCGAGGCATCCAACTGAGCCAGGTTGCTGTTGGTCTGGGTGTTGAACAGCTTGGTCCGGTCCATCCCGTTGACGGTCTCGCCGTTCAGGATCCGCTGGACGTCTTCGCGGTTCAGTCCGGCCCGGCCCAAGAACTCGTCGAAGGCCTTACCTGCGTCCCCGTCCTTGGACAGGAAGTCCTTCCAGACCTTGGTCATGTCGTCGACCGAACCACCCTGGGCGTTACGGGCCAGGTTCTCCACCGTGCCCTTGCCGCCCAGGTACATCTGTCCGAAGAACTGGTTCTGCTGACCGATACCAGCAGAGGTCAACGAGCCGTAGGACTGACCCGCACCCTTCAGCAGCGCGTTGAAGTCAGCCAGGGTCTGCTGCTGGAAGGCCTGCGGCCCACCTGCCGTACCAGCCCGAGCGGCCCGGTTCTGTACTTCAGCGCCCAGTTGGGAGTAATAGGTCTTGGAGGTGTCGGAGGTCTTGAACGTACCGCCGATCAGCCCACCCGGGTTGGACTTAGCCGCCTCGGTCAGATAGGTAGAGAAGTCGAAGTTACCCTGCCCGGAAGTGATGTCATCCAGGATCCCCTGGACCTTCTGAGTGTCACCACCGAAGCGCTTGAGGAGGTCCAGCTTGATCTCCTGGATCGCAGCCGGAGTCTCCTTGCCGGTCATTGCCGAGCGGAGCAGGTTCTTGATCCCGCCCTCGTCCATCTTGCCCATCGCCGGGTTGGTGTAGTCCCGGGTCATAGCGGTACCTACGTCGGACTGCGACACCGTCTTGGCCCCAGCCACCGTGGTCGGAGTAGTGGCTGCGGTGGCGTCCTTCATCGCCTTGGCGAAGTCATAGGTAGCGGTGGTGGCTGCACCCACTGCCGAGCGGTAGGTGTCCATCATCGAGGACTGATCCGCACCCTGGCCGACCAGACCCTGCAGTGAAGTGGCGTCCTTGATCTGCGAGCGACCAGCCAGGATGCCGGTGCCCGCCATCAGCCCCAGCCCGATCGGACCGCCGGCGAAGTTCATGATGCCGCGCCCAGCTGCCCGCAGTCCGCTCATCGCCACCGAGCCAGTAGCTCTAGTAGCCAGTACCGCCAGACCAGCCGTAGCCCGGGCCAGGCCAGCGTTGAAGCTGACGAACGACCGGGTTAGCGCAGTCGCCCCCGAACCCAGCCCACCGAAGGCCCTGGAGACGTTCTGGCCCGCCTGGGCAGTACTGCCGGTGCCCATGATCTGCTGCCAGGCGGCGGACATTCCCTGCCGGGCAGCACCCATCTGATTGGCGCCACCGGCCAATGCGCCACCGCGGCCCTGGATGAACTGGTTGAACGCACCCGACACTGAGCCAGCGCCAATGAGCTCCTGACGCCGGGTGGGATCGAACGGGTGGTGTAGTGGGTCGTAACCAGTCTGCAGGAAGTTCAGGCCAGCCGCTGCCGCGTGCAGCGGTAGGCCAGCGATCCGGGACATGATCCCCGGCCCCTGACCCGGCTGGCCCAGACCAATGCGCTGGCGAAGGTTGTTACCCGCGTTACCGAGGAACTCACCAGCCGCATACATCCCACTGCGGACTGGTCCCATCGTGCCCGCGGCCTGGGCCTGCTGGTACTTGGAGTCGGTTCTGCCCCGCAGCTGATCCATGATGCCGCCGGTGAAGGCGTTCCGGGTCAGCGCATACCCTGTGGCCAGCGTCGCCAGCGGACCGGCGAACTTCAGCAAGGTGCCACCCACCAGGCCAGCAGCTGAGGCCACCGAGGCCAGCATCGAGGCCATCGTGCCCAGTGGGCCGTCAACCAGCTTGGCAGCTGCCCCAGCCATCGCATTGACGCCATCAACGAACTGGGTGGCTACTGGAGCGAAGTTCTTCCCCAGCCCCTCACCGATCTGCTTGGAGGAGTTCTGCAGCCGGACCAGGGCATCGCTGAGGCCACCAACAGCTGCTTCGGAGCCTCGGCCCAGCGCGTTGCCAGCGCCGGTGTCGCCATAGGCAGCTCGGGCTTCAACGATCTGCTTGCCGATGCCACCGGTCTGCTGGGTGACGCCAGCGATCGCCCGCATCGTCCGCATCCCGTCCAGACCCATCCGGTTCAGGATCTGGATCGCGTTCGGGCCAAGCCGGTTCAGTTCGTTGAAGACGTCGGTGATTGCCGAGGTCTTGTCCATCTTGGCGAACTGATCGACAGTGACACCGATCAGGTTGGCGTACTTGGCCAGGTCCGGCGAGCCCGACTGGGTGGCCTGCATGATGTCGGTGAGCATCTTGTTGAACGCGTTACCGGCGGCATAGCCATCCTGGCCAGCCTTGGTGAACGCGGTCGAGACGCCCATGATCTCGGTCTGGGTCATCCCGGCGATGCGGCCAATCGGCGCGATCGCTGAGGAGAAGTCCAGGATCGAAGACGCCGCCACGCCGTTCTTCTGGGACAGGTCAGTCAGTACGTTGGCGTACTTGGCGGTGTCCTTCTGGGTGGTGCCCATCTGGCGCTGCAACCCAAGGAGTCCTTGAGTCAGCGCGCCGGTGGATTCACCAGTAGCAGCACCTAGTCGGGTGAAGGTCTCGGCCAGATCAGAGACCCGGGCCGTACCGTCCTTCAGACCACCCAAAGTACGGACCAGGTCCGCCGCCGCCCCAGTCGTAACTGGGAACTCGCGACGAAGCTGGTTGACCGAGGTTTCCATCTGCGAGAAGGAGCGGTTGGTGACTGCCGCCTGAGCTTGCAGAGAGCTCATCTGCTTCTCGAAGGAAGCATAGGCGGCAGTCACCCCAACGATGCCCGCCGCCGTGCCAGCACCGAAGATCTGCAACTTCTGCCCAGCCGACTTTGCCAGACTGTCCAGCGATTTGGCTAGTGCATCGACCTGCGCGGACAACCCAGTGGTGGACTGGGAGGCCTGCTTCATCGACTGGTTGTAGGCGTCGACATCCGCAGTCAGAACGACATTCGCGTTCCGTTCCTGCGGCGACTCGCTCACTAGCCCTCCTGGAAGCTCTTCTTCTTACGCTTGCGCTTCTCTTCCATGATCAGGCGTTCCAACAGTCGCCCCTGGGTGACTGGGATCAGCGTGACGTTGGTGCCAGGCAGGGCATTGGACTCGGCATCGGAGTAGACCGACTTCAGATAGCAGCCCTTACAGAAGTGGTCCACGGCCTCGTAGGCGTAGGGATTCTCATCCCACTCATACGGTGCGGTCCCGCACATATCGCACCGGTCCGCCTGTTCGACCAGATATGCGAGAACCTTGGAACGATCCTCCGGGGACCACTGCTCCAGCCACTTCGAGTGCGGGATGCCGTGGTCCACGCAGTACCCCAGCTCCATGTGGAAGCTGGGGTCATTCCTCAGGCGCTGCCGATGAAAGGGATGTTCAGGCCCTTGTTGCACAGCTCCACACAGGAGGAGAACAAGGTCATCACTTCACCCCGGGACCAGTTCTCGTCGTCCCAGATGGCCTTGGCTTCGTTGTAGGACAACTGCGGCTCAACCGAGCAGACTGCGATCAGGGCTGGCGCGAAGGTGTGGATGTTGTAGATGTCGCCGTTGATTTTCTGCTTGGCATCCGGTGGGTTCTTGGCAATCAGGTCGTCGTACTGCTTGGCGCCGATCGCTCGGAACAGCAGCGTGACCTCTTCCAGCTCACCGTCGTCACCTTCCAGCTCCAGGGTGACTTCGCGTTCGGCCTTGGCCTTCTTGGCCAGCCGATCGAAGGTGGCCCGCTTGGTACGAGCCACCGACGAGGGCTTGGCTTCTTCTTGAATAGGCTTGGTAACCACAGTTCCTCCTGGGCGGTAGGAGCGGATATTAGGCTGCGATCACGGCGTCTTCGACCGGCTCGACCGGGACCGAACCCGAAGCCGTGAAGGTCAACACCGTGTTGTTGCTCATGTTCGCCATCGTCCGGGACACGATCAAGATCGGCCAGACCTCAACGAGATCGGTGGCAACCGGGGCATGGTTGGCACCGCCACCACCGAATCGGCTGATGATGAAGAAACCATCAGTCGCTCGCGGCAGAGTGGTCCACGCCAGGTCGGTCTCGTCGTCGCGGTAGAAGTCCGCGTCGAAGGTGGCCTGTACCGTACCGGCGATCGACGTCTCAAAGAGCGAGTCGAAAGCCGGGGTCGGCACCGTGTTGCCTCGCGAGGAGGCGTTGATCGAAATCACGTACGGGGTCAGGTTGACCGCAGCCGTAATGTTCGCAACAGTCGGAGCAGACACCGAAGCGACCGCAGTCGCGAATCCGATCCAGCTGTTCTCGTTCGGGATGATCCGAGCCATCGTCACTCCTTCTTAGAAGTGTCCGGCACGGCCGGACCACCGTTCTTCACCTTGGTGACGGCGACGTCCGGAGCCGAAGCTTCCGGGGGCGCAACCTCCTCCTGGCTACCTTCATCATCCACACGAGTCCAGCCAACCGTTTCCCAGCCAGGGACTGCGCTGGCTACGACCGTGGATTCCTGACCGGTCTCCTCGTGACGGATACGTACCTTTTCCACGCTCATGAGCCAATCTCCCTGCTCAACCAGAGTTCAACTACATCGACTTGTACAAAATAGAAGGGGCGGGTCTGCGACATCCTGTTGATCCCGCCGATGCTGACCACCCGGGCTTGCTGGATTCGCCAGTTCCCATTCGTGGTCATGATCGTCTGTCGCGCCAACTTAACTACGGTGTCCCGCGCGGTGTCGGCAAGCTGATCGGTCTGCTTGCGCGCCATCCCGGCGGTGGTGATGAAGTAGTTCACCCGCCAGTCCGCAGCAGACATGGCCTGCGGCCCAGAGGAGTTGTTCGAGCTGCCGGTACCGATTGAGATCCACGGGATGAAGTTCGTCCCGGCCTCGTTCGGTTCACCCTGCCAACCATGGGGCTCAGCTGGCTCGTCGTTGTCGCCGACTGGAAACGGAAATGAGTCCAGAACGGTCTCGACGACGTAGGTCGTGATCTGCCCGCGCGGCAGCGTCACCGCGTTCATTTCGGGCTCACGACTTCGTTAACTCCCACGGTTACAGCTTCCGCACCGAGTCGATCCACCCAGTTCTGCACTACTGGTCGAACATAGGGTTGCGCCCTCGTACCAGGGTGGTTGACCTTGCGGGTGTAGATGACCTTGCCACCCGCCTGGAAGCGCAGCACCTTGCCAGGCTTGGCTTCGATCACGTGCGGCTTGGTGCCGTACTCGACATCCCAGGCGTACGGCGCCATCAGGGTGTCCGGACCAATCTCTAGCCGTCCACGAGACATCACCACGACCTTGATCGACATCTTCAGGTTGCCGGTGTCCACTGGCACGATCGCCTGCATGTCGGCAGCCATCGAGTTGCCGACGAACATCAACAGGTCGTCCAACGACTTGCCCGCCATCTCACCAGCGTTGTTCAGATCAATCGCCAGCTGAGTGATATCGAGCTGGGTCACGCTCACGGCTCGTTCACTCCCTCGACCGCGAACCGGCGGGTGGCCCGTAGGTCGCCTGCCTTGGCCGAACTGATGATCCGGTAGCGCTTACCCACCAGCGCGTCATCGACCTTGGAGCTCAAGATCAACGCCTCGTCGTTCTCGTCTGGGACCGGGTCGACATCCCAGGGGACAGACAAGTTGGTGTTCTGCAGCAAGATCACGTCGTCACCTACCTGGAACGGCCTGGCTCCAGAGACCTCCCAGACCCGGCAAACGCCTTGGTAGATGGTGACTCTGGTACCAGATGTGACCAGGTTAGTGTTGGGATCCCACACCGGTTTAGCCACCCGCTCGATTCGGCAAGTGGACAACATCTCGGCCGTGGCCTTGCGCCGTACGTAGGCGCGTGCCCGGTTGCTGATCCCGGCGTGCATCAGTACCCCGGATACTGCTCGGGGAAGTACTCCGGGAAGTCCCGGCTGCCGTAGTCCTGCCGACCAGCCGAGATGTTGTCACTCATGCCAGTACCGAAGATCAGAGGGGCAATCATCGGGTCTGGCTGCTCACCGGCGGTGACGCCGCCCACGTCAGGGATTCCGCCGATGAGCAGACTCGCGTGCTGCTCGCGCAGCGTCTCAGCCTGCTTGGTGAACTTCGCCTGGATCTCGCCAAGCTGAAGACTCACCCCGTCAGCTGAGTGGGAGGCTTCCCGGGCGTACGACGCAGCGATGGTCTCGCAGGCAATCGAGGCCACGTAGAAGACCGTCCCGTAGATCGTGTACCAGGTGTTGTACAGGTACGCGATCTCTTCGTCTTGGAGCAACGGATCGGAGGAGTCAGTGTCCCCGATCAGGAACCGGATCTCGTCGGTCGTGGACGTGGTCGGATTACCCGAATAGGTCCAGGTCATGACTCCTCCAATCCGCTACCTCGATTACTTCTTGTCAGCCTTGTCAGCCTCGGCCTGGGCGGCCTTGTCAGCCTGTGCAGCCCTGTCGGCCTTGGTAGGGCGCTTCTGCAGCGACGGGTCGCTCTGGCCCACCCGGACGTCCTCGTCGCCGTCTGCGACTGCCTTGGCCTGGGCAGCCAGCACGTAGGCCGGGGCGTTCAGATCCGGCTGTGCGGCCGGAGCGTAGTTGCTGGGCTCGAAGCGCTTGCCGATCTCAGCGTCGTCGTTGTGCGGCCGAGCCGGCGGCATGTTGATCTGCTCAAGCTCCTGCAGCGTCAGGGCTTCGCCGTCAGCTGCCTTGGCCTGTACGTCCTCCGGGGTCGGGACATCGTCCTCGTACACCCGGTTCGGGTTCTCAGACATCGATTGGCTCCTCTGGTGCCGTCAGTTGCTCTTCCAGCTCCGTAACGAGCCGGACGCGGTTCTTGCCCTGCTTTTCCCGCTCAAGGACCTGTTCGGCCTCGTCCGGGTAGGTTTCCAGGTGATTGCGAATCTCAGCAATGGTGTGCTCGCCAGGATCGAAGCTCTTGGCCAGTTCAGCCTGGCGGGTGTCCCGAGCCTGGATCGAAGGCAGGTAGTGATCGGCCCGCAGCTTGTACATCGCGAAGTCGATGGACTTGACGTCCTTCTTGATCTGCGGAGGCAAGACGTCAACGTCTTCCGTGACTGCCACCAGGTACCTGGATCGGACCGAGGTCTCCAGGTTCTTCCAGTCCCGAGCGTCGTCGACGGGCTCGCCGGGGTAGTACGTCTTCCCACCGTGGGAGAAGATCCGACCGGCGATGAAGTGGACGGCCTCGTGATCGAGGAACTTCTGCCGCATCTGTCCTCCTAAGGCAAGCAAGGGGCCGCTTTGTGAGCGGCCCCTCCCCTGCGCGTCTATCAGGAAACCGTGGCGACTGCAGCCGAGTAGAAGATGCCCATGTCCGGCGACACAACCTTCATGTCGTAGGTCATCGTGGCCTCGATGCGATCAACCTCCAGGTGTTCCATCCGGAAGTTCTTGACCCGAATGCCCTGGCCGTTGCCGTTGCTGTACCCGTTCCAGGTGAACGTGTACCCCGCGGTCGGGGTCATCAGCGACGGGGACGAAGCGCTGTAGCACAGCAGCATCGAGTACGGGTCGTTGATGAAAGCGTAGGTGGCTGCCGCGTCCTGGAGCCGACCGTCAGCCTGCTCGGCGACGTTGGTCGAGGAAGCGTAGCTGACCAGGATCTTGTCCACGTCGAAGAGCGTGGCCAGCAGGTCAGTGCTGACGATGCCCTTCTGGGTGTACTTGATTCGGTCGATGATGTCCGGGTGTTCCTTGAGAACCCGGAGCACCTGTGCACCCATGACCAGGGTGTTGGCCTTGTAGCCGGTCTGCTCGACGAACTTGATCTGAGCCATCGCGAACAGCGAGATGGGGTCAGAGGCCGGGTCGTCGAACTGCAGGAACTGGTTGGTGGTCGGGCTAGCCGCCACACCAGTCTGGTCCGATCCCCACACACCGGTCTTGAAGAACGCGTTCGCCCAGTCCAGGTCCCGCTTGATCAGCATCTGGTTGGTGATGAACGTGGTCGAGTCCCGATCCAGGCTCCAGTTGGAGTCTGCGTTGGCCCGAAGCTGGTCGTCGATGTCCTTGTGCACCGCGTACGGGTGCGCGAAGTACGTATCGGTGTCGACCTTCCAGCCGACGCCAGCCGACTCGGTGCCCGGCGCACGCTTCTGCACGTCCGTCCGGCGCCAGTCCGACTTGGTGTACTTCCAGTACATGTCCGACTGCTTCTGCACCGGTACACGCGGGAAGACCTTGTTCGCGATATACGCGTCAGCCTTCTGCATGTACGCGATCGAGATGTTCGTCAGCGGTACGTTGACGTGGAGATCGCTCTGCGAGGGAGACGGCATCTTCTACTCCTTCTCTCTATCAGAGGGTCAGCAGGACGGACACAAGGTCCCCTGCCGCCGCAGTCGTGGTCAGAGCGATTCCAACGGTCGGACCCGCGCCGGTCTTTGCGGCCTGGCCATCTGCGGAGACCTTGATCAGGTCGCCAGCGGTGATGGCCACGTCCGAGACAACTCGGGTGACACCGTTGAACCCCACGGTGGCCGCATGGCCAACGCCCTGGGGCTTGTTCTGGAGGACGCCAACCGGATTTGCGGTTGCGTCTCCGAGACCGATAATCCCTGCACCGGTCACCTTCACGAAGTGGTACTGCTTGCCCGCGTTGGGGTTCGCAGATCCCGGCATGCCGGGTACACCCGTGTAGATGCCGACAGAGCTGTCAGCCTTCAGCGTGATGCTACGGAGCGACTCGTCGTACGCCACGGTGGGTTACCTTCCTTCCCTTCAGTAACCGCGCCGCGACTGGGCGAGGTACTCGTCGTAGGCCTGCGGGTTGGACTCGAATACCTGAGACCAGGCTTCCTCGGTGCCCAAGCTGTCGGACTTGCCGACCAGCTCCTGAGCCTGAGCGTCAACAGCGTCCAGTACGTCGACATTGTCACCGCCACCGATGTAGCCGACCTCCTCGAAGATCATCGAGCCCGAAGCCTCCAGGCACTTCGCGATCACCGAGCAGTCCTCGTAGCTCATGGTCTCGGCCATCCGGTACAGCACCGGGCCGAGCTGAGCAGCATCCACCGGCAGGTTGTATTCCTCTGCCTTGGCGATGTACTCGTTGGTCAGTCGCAGGTCCCGCTCGGACTTGGCAATCTTGACTGCCTCAGCCGCCTGGGTCTTATAGCCGTCTACCTCAGCGAACGCCTTCGACAGCACCGCATCGCGGTCCTCGTCGGTGTAGGCCTTGGACAGCTCTTCGAGTACCTGCTCCTGGAAAGACTTCGCGACCGTGGGGCGTGCAGCAGCCGCCCCGAGCTTCGGACGCTGGGGCATCGCGCCACCTCCCATTTGGCCCGCGAGGGGCTTCTTCTTCTGCTGGTTCATACCCGCGCCGACTCGGAACGGGCTAGCCGGGGTGGAGGGCTGCATCGTCGGGCGACTCGGGGCCTGCGTACCAGCAGAGCCGGCGAAGCCAAAGGCCTTGCCAACACCAGCAAGCTCCCGCTCTTCTACCTCAACGTCGTCGTCTTCAATGTCCTCGTCCGGCTCGTCAACCTCTTCGTCCCCCGGCTCGACCTCAGGGTCGGCGGTGAACTCGTAGGCGGTGCCGTCCTGGGCATAGACGATCTGGCCGTTCACCAGGGTGTCTTCATCGAGGAGGGTTCCGTCCTCGGTGTACAGATCGGGCATATTCTCCTCCTCGGGAGCCCTCTTCGCGATGGCGACTGCAGCGTGCTGGTTGGCACTCCGGTCCACCAGCGAGACCTCGTCGATCTCGATGTCGGACAGTCCCTTGACAACCTTCGGCTTCACTTCGTCACCTCGCTCTTAGTTTCTGAGTCCGCGCAAGTCGGGTTTAATACCCGTGGTCAATTCCGAACGGTGAAACCGTGTCGGACTTCTTCAACCGCTGCTGCTTCTTCGCGTCCGCGTTGGTGTAGGAGGCGAAGTTGTACGCTCCAACTCCGCCAACTCCAGCACCTGCGGTGGTCAGCGCCGTACTGCGGTCCTTCCACCTGGCTGCCTGGCTGAGCAGCCGTGGACCATTGGCAGTGGTCTTCTTGGCCGCATTGGTGAGCTGCGAAGCCTTACCCCGAGAAGCCAACGCAGCAAGGCCCAGCGTGCCGCCCACCAGAGAGAAGCCCGCCTGGGCCTTCTTCTGGCGAGCGATTCGCGAGTTGCTTGGCAACTTCGAGTTCTGGGCCATCTCAGTAGCCGTGGTCCACACCGAACGCCGAGACGGCATCGTTCTTCTGCAACTTGAAGTGACCCTTCCGCTGCGCCCGAGCCGTACCAGCCACAGCGCCGACACCAGAGCCAATGGCCGAGCCCGCCGCCGCGCCCTTACCTCTGGTCAGCACACCAGCAGCCAATCCACCGGCAGTCGATCCCAGGACAGTGCCGCCCAATTCGTTGCCTGCCGCCCGGAGCTTGCTGCCCTTCTTGCCCGCAATCGCGCCATGGATACCGGGAGCGAGATATCCCGCCGCCAGCCGTCCACCCGTTGCCTTCTCCTGCTTCGCCACGGTCGTACTCCCGTTCTTCTTGGCGGCGATGGTGTCCCGCCGCTTCTTGTTCGACTGAGCCCGGCTCAACGCATTCCTGGAGACATCACGCTCTGCTGAGCCCATGCCATAAATCGCCCCAGCCCCAACTGCCGTACCGGCAGCGAACCGCCCAGCTCGGAACCCGGGGTACTTACGGGCCTTACCCGCAGTCGTACCGAAGTCAGTGATCAAAGTCGAGCGAGCCTTGCTCAGCTCCTCGGCCTTCTTGTTGTTGCGCTTAATCTCCGGACTATGAACGACGCCAGAAGCCAGTCCGCCACCGGTAGCACCCACAGCTAGCCCAGTCCGAAAGGAGAACTTCTTGTCAGACGACGACATCCGACTGTTCCGGCTACCGAACTTGTCACCGGTGTACGGACTACGGAAGGTCGGCTTGGAGGTGGCATTCAGGTAGGTGTTCTTAGCAGTGCTCTTGGCCTTGCGGCCAGCCTTCTGCGCACCGGACAGACCAGCAGACACCTTCGGGATCTTGGCCTTGGCAACCTCGAACGGGTCGTTCTTGTCCACCGCGTGCTCGCAGTCCTTGGAGTGCTTGTGCTTCTTGGACCGGATCTCCGCGTCCCACTTGGCCGCGATCTCAGGATGCTTGGCGTGCATGAAGCCACGCTGCGCGTCGGACTGGTAGGGCATCAGAGGTCCTTCCGCTTGCCACGACCGTGGATAGAGAACCCCGTCCGTTCGCCCTTCTTCACCAGGTCCCAGGTCTTGTCGTCGTTGATCTGGTACCCGACCCACCAACCGGTGGGCAGTGCGTCCGAAGGCAGTCCCATCTTCTCCAGCTTCTCCGGCGTGACCATGAACGACTCGATCATGTCCGAGACGTGCAGCGGTACTTCGCCGGTGCGCTGATGCATGTCCCCGCCCTTGCGGGACTTGACCACGTAGGAGTACGCCGCCTTCTCGATCTCGTCGGGGGAGATGTAGTCACCCTGACGATCGATCACCGGCTCACCACCGATCTCCACCACCGAAGCCCAGCCGAAGACCTGCTTCTTGTCGGTGTCGAACTTGGAGAACTCACCCTCCCAGGTGATGTCCAAATCCTTCTGGACCTTGCTCTCGATCTTGCGGGCAGTGTCCACCATCACCGGAGCAGCCTTCTTGCCGGTCTTCACCCCAGCCATCGCCAGCTTGCCCCGAGACAAGGTGATGTCGGTGGCGTACTCGTTCTTGTTCTTCTGAATCTTCTTCTTGTGATCCTGGGGCATCTTGGCGCTACGGGCCAGCACCCGGTTGGCGATCGCATCGCCAGCCACGTTGGCCGCCTGCAGGCCAAGACCAGCCGCAGCCAGCCCGACTACGTGCTTGGTCTTGATGTGTCCCAGTGAAGTGGCGATCTTGCCCGGCACCTTGGCCTCAGTCAACAGGCCGCGCTTGAGCCGGCGAGCTTCCTTGAACTTGCCCGCGGCTTCAGCTGTCGCAGCCGTACCAGCGGTGATCCCGACAAGGTTGGAGGCCAGACCGACCTGGGCCTGGGTCCGCTCACGCTTTTTCTTGGCAGCCAGGTCGGACTGGGTAGGGTTCATCTTACGCACCAGCTCGTCCGCGCCGTCGCCAAATAGCAGCTCGGCTACATCCTGGATTGCGCTGGTCATGACTTCATGGTCAGCTCGGTGGCCAGTCATCACGGTTGCGGGTGCGGAAGTCATCGAATTGCCCCTCCTCCTCTTCCGGCTCGACATCCACCACAGCCACCGGCCAGCCGTCCCACTCTTCGGTGGCTAGCAGCTCGTCCTCGGCGTAGTACCGTCCGGGCGCCTGGAAGAACTCGGTCTCGCCGTGCGCGCTCATCTCACCGACGAAGCCTTCGGAGTAGGCCCGGTCCATCCGATAAACCCGCAGGATCCATTCGCTACGGTGGATCCCCATCGCGTTGGCATAGGTACGGAAACCAGGGTGATCAGGAGAGCCAGTGACCTCAGCCTCGATCGCAGCCCGGACAAAGTGCCGATCCAGCTGCAGCGGGTCGCGTCCCTGGGCACCGACGTAGTTCCTGCCCTCGGTCATGATCCGAGTGGTCTCCCGCTCGATCTCCTGCTCGTACAGCGCCTTTATTGCGTCCACCGTGTTCTGATGCGTAGTGAACTCATGCTCTGGACCAAAGAAGGCGTACTCCACCTCGCCGTCATCGGACCAGGTCAGGTGATCGGAGTACTCCGGGTGGAAGTGGAAGCCAGCCGTATCCAGCCTGTACAAGGTGTCGGGCAGATTGATGATCCCCGGCCCCTTGGCCTGAATTGGCGCCCGAGGAGCTTCGGTCAGCATCACTGCCGTCTGGTCGGTAGCCAGCGACACCATCTGCTGACCAGCCAACTCAACCTGCTCCTGCGGCAGCGAGACGGCCGGGATGCTTACGGCTGGTTGAGCCAGTTCGACTTGTTCGGCTTGGCCAAGATTGACGGGTCCGAGGTCGACTCCGGCCAGGGAGGTGCCTCCGAGTGAAGCTGCGCCCAGATCCACACCCGTACCCAGATCAACCGCTTCACCCAGATCGACAGCCGGCTCCGGCGGTGCTTCGCGCTCTTCGACTTCACGGAGCAACCTTTCCAGATCGCTTTCGCGCTCGCGCTCAGCCGCTGGCTTCGCCCGGAACCGACCATCGCGCCCACGCGGGTGCTCGCGCTCCAGGAAGGCATCGGCCTTAGCCACCTGCTCAGCTACGAACTCATCTCGCACCAGAGACCGGAGTCGCACCTCGCAACGACAGTTTGGATGCATCGAAGGCACCCACAGCTTCCCAAAGACGGTCGTGAAGGGCTGGTTGACCGGTACGGCCTGCTTATCCAGCGGACCGCATGACGGACACACACGTTCGTCCCGGGCGGTGTGCCAGACCTTGAGTGCGGCTGGCGACAGTCGCCCCGTCCGCTGTAGGTACAACCAGGTGATCTGTTGTCCATGTTGGGAGACATTGAAGCCCTCGTTGTCCCCGATGTCGTGCGCCCGCTGGACCAGCATCATTTCGATCCAGTCCCGGGTGGAGGCATCGTGATTGAGTTCAACCACCGAGTCGACCTTGGCCCGGGCTACCCGCCCGACCAGGGCACGCATCATCCTGCTGTTCAGTCCGAAGCCCTGCAGTGCCTTCTCGGCTGCTACCCGCCGAGCCACCTTCTTGTTGACGTAGGCATTGAAGCCCTCAGCCAGTGCCTGCGCCGAGGTCTCGTTGATGTAGTCAGCGATGTCGGTTGCGTACCGCTGGGCGTACTGGGTAACCATCTCGTCCGGGATAGCGGCATTCCCGCCCCGGACCATGCCGACCGTGTAGGCGGTCTCCAGTGCGGGCGTGACCATGTACACCCAGGCCGGGATGAAGTTCCGAGCGTTGCGCAAGGTCAGAGCCTGAAGGAAGCGCGATTCAGGCTGGGAACTTACTTGAGCCAAAGTCCGGCGGTGGACATAGTGGCGGTACAGCAAGAAGGCGGCACCGAGGACCAGCCCGACCTGGGCTAGCGTCCGAGCCGAGTTAGCCTCGCCCCGAACCACGTCGAGCTGGTCCTGCTCGGCCTGACTGAGCTGGAGCGCCTCAATCGGGTCAGCGGTGCCCCGAGCCAGGAGTTCCTGGCCCGGGTCCTCGAACAGATCAGCCGTCACCGGTTGTCCTCATGCAGGCGGCGCATGATGTCCTCCTCGATCCCCTTCTTGAACTGCGGGAAGTCAGTGGTCAGGTCCATCAATGCTGCCTGAGCAGCGTTGAACTCGCTCTGCACGCTGGCCTCGGGCGTGTGCTGGGCAATGTCGAACTGGCTGGCGACGTCGTTGAGTGCGTCGGCTGCCTGCGGGTTGATATCGGCAATCCGCTGAGCGTAGGTCGACAATGCCTCGCGGTAGCTTCGAGCAGCCCTTCGGTTCGAGGCTGGCGTCACTACCGAGGCTTCGGCTCGCTGCACCGGAGTCTGCGGCGGTGTAGCGATGGTCTGCCCGGTAGGTTCCAGCCGTCCGGTACTGGTGGTCAGGGTGGTCTTCGGACCGATCAGCTTGCGCAGTGCCCAGGCCCGGTTGACGTCCTCGACCATCTGGTCGACTCGACCGGGCTCGGTCAGCAGTCGCTTCTCCTCTGGCGACATCGCCGCCACCGTCTCATCATTCTGAGCCAGTGCCATCAGGTAGGAGTTACGGCTGCCGTTCTCATCCGGCGGGTATTGCGCCAGCTGGTCAGAGATCACCCGAAGCTTCTGAGCCGAACGCAGCGCTTCCTTGAAGTCATCGTCGTGTTCCATGTCCGCCAGCGAGCCGAAGTCCGGCACCTTGGTCCGAGCCGCGATCCGCTGCAGCTCGCGCTCCTTCTTGTCCAGATTGCCGCCACGCATGTAGGGCGCACCCTCGAAGGTGTAGGGCTGATCCGGCACGGTAGCCATGTGATTGGCCCGGTTGAACTTCTCCCCGCCTGCCAACCCGCGCGCTGCTCCGTAGTTGGTCAGCTGGTCCTTGACTCCCAGCCGGTCCATGTTCGGTCGGATGGTGGCCTCGACCTGGCGGTGGAAGGTGTCCTGGTTGGCCGGTGAGGCGTACCAGTTCCGGAACTCCTCCGGGCTCAGGCTGATGAAGTCCTTCAGCGGACCAGGGTCTCCACCGGCAGCAACCGTCCGGGCTGCTACTGCCTGCTGCAGCTCAACGGCACGATCAGTCAGGCTCTGCCGGGCCGCAGCAGTCTCAATCCGATCCGCCATTACTTCGGCCGGAGTGGGAGCAGCCACCGTGTCAGCTGGCGGACGAGCCACCGCCGGCTCAGCTTCCTTCTCACCCGGAGCCCGCTCGGTAGCATCCACCCGAGTCAGTCGTCCCCGGGAGTTCTGGTAGTCCATCCGGTCAGCGCGGTTCTTGCCGGTCTTCTCGCCCCGAGGGTTGGAGAAGGTGCCCTCACCGCTGATCGAGGGGTCGAAGTAGCCCTCCAGGGCTTCGCTGGGCCGGTTGAAGCGCGGCTTCACGTAGCCCCGGTCGCCAGCACCCTCGTAGCGACCCTCACGGGTGGGTCGGTGGGTAGCGTCAGCGATGTAGTACGGGAACTGCTCCTCCAGCGCCTTGATGCCAGCTGCGTAACCGTCACCGTTAAGCCGGAAGTTGTAAGCCTTGTCCTCCAGCGCTTGGTTACGTAGCTCAGCTCGGGTCCGCTGCTTGTCGGCATCCGAGCCACCGTGGCGCTGAACGACCCGCTCGATCTGGGCCTCGTCCTCATCGGTGAGGTACGGGTTCTCCTTGTACTCGGCTTCGCGACGACGGATCTCGTTGCGCTGTTCCCGAGCCGGCGCCCAGCCCATCTCGGTCTCCACGTCGTTGGCGATCTTCGCCCGGACAGTGGGATCCAGCGGCTGGCGTTCTACCTGCTCAGACTTGATCGCATCAAGAATCTTCCCGTACCGGTCCACCATCCGACCAGCCTTGTCGTTGTACCGACGCGTACTACGGAAAGTGTCGTCGAAGGTGATGGTGAAGGTGCCAGAACGAGAGACCACGGTGAGCCGATGCGCACCAGACACCAAACCGGTGTAGATGTCTTCGGTAGTCGGACCACCCACAGACCGGGTGCGGATGTATTCACCACCGCGCAGCCCCTTCAGGTTCTTCAGGTTGAAGGGCAGGTAGTGGTCGTCACCGTAGCCAATCGCCTGGGTGACGATCTTGCCGTCCTTGTCGATGATGACGCCCTCGGACGGCGGCGTGTGCCCAGACTTCAGCTGCAAGTCGTAGAGCTTGCCGGTTGGCACCTTGGACATCATGAAGGCCTGAGCGGTCTGGAAGGCGCGGATCTTGCCACCCTCCGCACCCATCCGGGCGTCCTTGTCGGAGACCCCGAAGGAGCGCCGTAGCACGTTCTGGCGAACCTCCTCAGCCTCCTTGGTGCTGATCTTGCCGCCGTGGGCATTCTTGTACCGGGTGATTGCCGCGCGCTGGAGTTGGCGGATCTTGGCCTGGTTCTCCGGGTTCAGGTTCTCGATCGCGTAACCACCGGTGCGCTGCCGGTTGTAGGGGCCAGTCAGTTCGCTGTCCGGGGTCTTCTCCGTACCCCGGTAGCGGTACATGGTGGTACGCGCGCGCGGTCCCAGCACGCGCTCAGCCTGCGGTCCTTGGCGGCCGACGAACTCACCGAAGGTGGCAGCCATGTGCAGCTTGGAACCAGCCGGAGCGACCTGACCCAGGAACCGCGAGCCAGCCTCCACCCGGCCATACAGCCGAGCATTGCTGGACAACGGGTTGTCCATCCCAGCCGAGGTCCAGTCAGTGGCGAACGAGCGAACATTGTCATCGACTGCCTGCGCAGTAGCTCCGGCCCGGTCAGCTCGATGGGCTCCACCACCCAGAGCACTTACCAGGCCGAAGCTAGCGCCGCCCACGTTCAACGACGTGGGACGTGCTTCGATCCCGACAAATGCCTCGGTTTTGGGGTCAATCGTGGGCACGTCGGTGCCGCTGACTTCCTTGACGTAAGTCCGGTTCTCAGCGGTGTCGTGGACGGTGACATAGGTCTTCGTGTCGCCAGCCAGCCCGGACTGGCGCATGGTGTCCAAGAAGTTAGCGATCTGCTGGTAGCCCTGCTGGTAGCGCGCCTTCTCAGCCGCGTTCAGGTGCTTGGTCTTGTCCGGGTTGGGCAGGTTCGGCGTAGCCCGGGCGACCTTGTTCGGCACCGGCCTAGAGGCCGTGTACCTAACCTTGGACCGGAACTGACCGGAGCTGGGGTCACGGTTGAAGTCGGACTCGTTGAAAACGTAGCCGAAGTCGTAGGGGTTGCGGGTGGCCTTGGAGATCTCCACCAGCGCCGTACCGAAGTCGTTGTTGTCCCGCTTGGACACCAGCCGATCGGCTGCCTTGGCCACCATCTGGATCCGCTTGGACACCACCGAGTTGAGGTGGCGCTGGAGCGAGCGCTGGTTCTTCTCGATGTCGTCCCAGAGGATGTCGGCCACGACGCAGGTGGTGAACATCCGCGCCTCGTCCTCGTCCATGGCCATGACGAGCTTCGCCGCCAGGTCGGCAGCGTGGTAGTTGAAGTCCGGGTCGGCACTCTTGAAGACCGGTATGAACATCAGCGCCCCTTCTTCTTCGGCGGCGTCTTCTTGGCCGCGGTCTTCTTAGCTGCCGCTACGGTCTTGCCCGGTAGAGGCTTCTTGCTGGCAGCAGTACGGGTCTGCTTGCCCTTCTCTTTCAGCATGGCCATCTGCCGGTCGAACTTGGACTTGTCGGCCTGGTCAGCGATCTTGGCCCGCTGAGCCTCCAGGCTCAACTTGCCCTTCTCGTTTTGGACCCCGACCTTGCCCTTCATGCCTTCCAGCTGGACCTTGGTCTTGTGGCCGCGCTCGTTGAGCTTGGCCTTCTCCTTCTCCCGGCCCAGGTCCTTGTTCTTGTATTGGTCCTGCAAAGCCAGCTGCTGCTGCTGACGCTTGAGATCAGCGTCCTTGCCCTTCTGGTCCCGAGCGAAGGCTTCGTTGTCTCGGCTGTGCTGAGCAGCTGCCGCCGGGTCGTCCTTCATCGCGTACTGCGACTGCATCTCCAGATCAGCCTGCTGCTGCTGCATCATTTGATCGGTCTGATAGCCGGCCATCTCTGGCGTCGGGGTCTCACCGATCATCTGTGCCTGCTCCGGGCTGTAACCCTGCGAGGTCAGCTCAGCCTTCTGCTGCAGACCCAGCATCTGCATCTGGCTGTCGGCCAGGCTCATCGCCTGCTCCTGCATGGCCTGCTGGCGCTTGATCTCCAAGACCTCGTCCGGCATCTCCGGCAGCCGAGCGATATCCCGAATGAACTTCTCCAGCTCCGGGTCCGGGAACCACTGCATGCCAGCCCCCGCCGTGGAGCTGATCAGTTGGCCGAGCTGGGTCAGGTCCGGCGGGTCAATCTCGGAGGCGACGATCTTGGGCAGCTCGCGGACCTTCCAGCCGTTCAGCTCGAACAGCTTGGGGATGGCCTTGCGGTTGAGAGTGTCGGCGATGTTCTTGGTGATCGAGTTCAGCGAAGCCCGGAAGATGCCGGTCTTGTCAGTGTGCATCGAGTACGAACCGGACTGCTCGTGCCCGACCAGAATGAAGTCCGCCAGGCACGACATCAAGATCCGCTGCTCGTAGCGCTGGATGATCGCGTTGGTATCGAACTGGCGCGCTCCCGAAGAGCTCATCAATTCGAAGTCGAACAGCGGCTGCTTGGTGTCCGGGTCATACATCACCGGGAGCACTAGGCCCTCATTCTCGTCCCGGCGTACGCCCCGGACCATCTTGCGGAAGCCGTCGACGACCTTGGCCTTCTGCGAGCCAGTGGGCGCGTTCAGGTAGTCCGCAGGCACCCGAGCCACCGGCATACCAGCCAGGTCACGCTCAACACCGATGCCCTCGAACTCCTCCAGGCGCTTCTTGAAGTACCAGGACCGGTACGCCGTCCGCAGCAGCGAGCGACCCTCCGGGTTGCCCTTGGAGGGTGCAGTACGGAACAACAGGCTCTTGGACATCGGGATGGTGGTGACCTGGTAGAACGGCGGGGCCAGCTGAACCAGACCCTCGACGTCACCGTTCTTGTCGAACAGCCAGCGCAGCATCGTCTCCTGCGACCGGATCGGCATCTTGCGCCAGCCGATCATCCCGTCGTCGTAGTTCGACTTCTTCCGCCCGTCCTTCTCCCACGGACCGATCCGCTTCTTGTAGACGATCTCGTGCCAGGACCAGCCGAAGACCAACATGGTCATCACCTCTGAGACAAAGTCGTCCCAGCTGTGCTCCATGTCGTCCATGCAACTTTCCAGGAAGTCCGCGCACTCAGTGCCTTCCGGGGTGTTGTCCGGAGCCTCGACATGCCATTCCACCTCACGGATCAGCTTGTCGATCGCGAACAACAGCGCGCCAACGATCGAGTCGTTGGTGGACATCTCCCGGAAGACCTCGATGGCCTTGCGCCCGCGCAGTGCCGGAAGGAACTCCTCATCGATCAGACCAGCTGACCGCTTGACGCCAGTGACGCCTCGCTCGACGAGCGGATTCCAGTTCTGGGAGACGGGCTCAGACACGTCCTCCCAGATCCGCACATCATCCACGCCGAAGCTCGCCATGTACCCAGTCTCCCTACGCTGTCACATCAGACCATCAGGGAGTACTCGTCCCTGTTGTCCAACTTGTGCACTTCACCGACGTCCCAGGCGGTCTTCCGCCCGGACTTGGTGTTGGCATCCACGTGCCGACGCATCCAGTTCGAGTCGTCCTGACCCGAGATCATCAGCGGTAGCACCGCTTGTGGACGCTGACTGACCAGCTTCCAGGCCAGCGCAGATGAACACACTTCGTCGGGGAGATGGAACTCCTTGGCTCTGGAGTACATCGCCTCTACCGAACAGTAGAGGTGATTCTTGTAGATCGACGGGATGCGGGCTGCGCGGACCTTGTCGTTCTCCACCGCAGCCACGTACTCGCTCAGCATGTTGTCGCGCTGCGCACCGGTCATCAAGAAGCCGCGAACCCGGGTGTCCAGGTAGTCACCCACCACGTTGCCTAGACCGGTGGCGTCGTGGATGCCCTCGGCGTTGTACTTGCGCATCAGCTTGTTGTAGTACTCGATCATCACCGGGTACGGGCGCCTACGCAGCCGTAGGTAGTAGCACAACCGCATCGGCAGGTTGGTGCAAGACCAGACCGTGATCACGGTGAAGTCCTGCTCCTTGGCCCAGTCAGCGGCGATGACGTAGTCGGTGTCCATCCGGTAGTCGTGGATCATGTACTGCTCGAAGTCCTTGGCGATCTTCTTCGGCTCGGGCAATGGCTCGGAGAACGTCTTCTCCACCATCTCCGAGTCGAAGGCACGGGTGCCGATCGAAGGCTCACCCAGCTCGTACTCCACCCGCCACATCTCGGCCGGGATCTCGCGCTTCTTCTGCTCGATGAAAGCTGGGTCCAACCAGCCATCCACCGGGTTCGAGGTGTCCTTCATGCACCAGGAGAAGATCGGTAGGTCCTCGTCTTGGAACCGCTGGTACATGGTCGCGAAGGTCTTGTCCGGGTACTGCCAGGTGGACGACATCAGCGTCACCGCTGGGATCGTCTCACCCAGATAGTTCTTCTGCGGCATCGGCTGGCCCAGGGCCGCGTCCAAGATGGCCTGGTCCATTTCGTCGATCTCATCCAGCAGCAGCGTGGGCGGGTGCGGACCACGGACGGTTTTCTGCGATGCCGTCAGCGGGCGGATCTTGGCCCCGTTGCGCAGCCGGACGATCGTCATCGACTCGTCCTTGATCAGGTACTTGGGCGCGTGTTCGTGCTCCCAGGCGTCCCGCATGGTCTCGTGGATGTTGTTCGACTGGTTCAGCGAGCCACCGACGATGTTGACGTCCGAGCCCAAAACGGCAGCTTTGGTCAGACCCAGGATCGAGAGCAGTCGGGATTTGCCCGACAGACCACGCGAGCCGTGGATCAGCGACATCGGCTCCTTGGAGAAGTACGCCGTCGAGAAGGCCTCGAACGGGGCGTTGTGCTCCGGGCACACTTTCACGCGCGGAATGGTGTGACCCCACAACGCCCGAACCAGATGCCACAGTTCGTCGTCGGTTCTTGGCGGGCGGTCCAAGACGATGGGCATGTTAGAGCGCCACTACCGCAACCGAAACACCAGTAGCCGGCGCCGAGTTGGTGATCGTGATCAGGCCGGTAGAGGTGTCGACCATGCCCCGATCCAGCGGGCCGATCCACTTCTCACCAGTCGTGGCCGGAACGGTAACGGCGATGTCCGGGTTGGCCTGACCGTAGGTCGAGCCAGGGACCACCACAGTAACGGTGTTCGCCGAGCCAGAGGTGTTCTTGCACAACAGGAACATCCGGTTGTTGACGTAGCGGACCGTGTCCGAAGCAGAGACGAGCGAGTACGTCGGGGTCAGTCCGGTGGCAGTCGGGGACTGCGCTGCGAGGAGAGCCATGGGAGTCCTTTCTCTTGCTCTCATGGTCCAGACGCAGAACAGCCACCTGGGTCTGGGGGAGTCCAGGTGGCTGTCCGGTCTTCTTGGCAAACAGGCGCCCTATCAAAGCTAGTACAGCCTACGACCGCCGATACCGCCAGTGAAGAGCAGGACTGCGCCGACGATGGCCAGAATCGCGCCGATGATGTACAGCAGCGAGATGTTCAACAGCGCGCCGAGGACTACGAGGATGATGCCGAGGATCAACATGGTCAGCCCACCTTAATGACGCCGATGTCGACTAGGAAGTCGAGGATCACGAGGACCAGGATCAGAATCAAGATCCCGGGGTAGTACCGAGTCATTGCTCCTCCTAGAGCTTGGCTCCGGACCGTCTCGGTCTAGTTGGCGGTGACGATTACGACCCCGGCCTTCCGGACCGGGACCTCAGGATCGTCTACCACCTTGACTGTCCAGTCGTAGGTTCCCGCAGCCAGCGTGATATCGCCAGAGGCCGGACCGATCAAGATCTGGTAGGTAGATACCCAGTTACTGCCGACATGAGTCGTGTTCAGTACATCTGCAACGATCCAGGACGAGGTGGCCTGCCCGGTCAACGGGAGTGCGACCTGGATCACCTTGCCGGTGATGTCGTGGTCCACCGAGATGGTGGCGGTAGCCAGCTCCGTGGAATCAGCCCTGATGTTCATCTGTCTCCTTACAGCTGGGGCTCGCTAGCGACCCACGGGTTATTGACCGGATCAGTGGTTGCCCAATCGGTCTCTGGACCAGAGCTGATCCAGGCGGTAGTAGGTGATGTGCCGGTCATCACAATGGTGGTGGCTGGAGCGCTGGTTGACCAGCCATTCGTCGGCTCGGTCAGCGCGACGATGGTGATGTTGCGCCGTACTCCAGCGTGGTGGGTCAGCCCGAAGACCTCGTCAGTCTCTTGGGCTAGGTCCAGGGTGATTGTCCGGAGGTAGCCCAGCGACCACGCGGCTTCGGTCTCAGCAGCCACGCCGAGGGTAACTGCCTTCACCGCGACCAAGTTCAGGCCAGCGTCAGTTTCCTGGGCTCGACCCAGCAAAGCTGAGGTCTCACCGTTGCTGGTGATCGGGAAGACCGCATCAGTTTCTTGAGCTCGGCCCAAGGTCTCAGTCTTAGCCGCGCTGTTGCCTCTGGCTTGGTCGGTTTCGACCGCCGTACCGAGGGTGTAGCTGATCGCCTTGGTTGACGACAGAGCGTGAGCAGTGTCGGTCTCAGCCCCGGAATTCACGAGCTTCGTCACTGAAATTGAATACGCAGCGTCAGATTCGACCGACGTACCGACCCCGAACGTACGCGCTAGCCCGAGCGTGTAGGCGGCCTCAGTTTCATGCGCCAGGCCAAGGACAGTCCCAGCCGCCGTACTGACCGAAGTCGTGTACGCGGTGTCGGTCTCGGTGGCGAGTCCCAGGGTGACCGTCCGGGCCTTGGTGGCACTCAAGGCCAGCGCAGCATCGGTTTCAGTGGCAGCGCTAACGCCTGCGGTCTTTGTCTCGACTACTGAGTAAGCGGCCTCAGTCTCCTGAGCTAGGCTCAGGGTCGCTGCCCTTGCGTATGTAAGTGCGAGCGCGGAGTCCGACTCTGTCGCCACTGACATGGTGACGGTAGTGGCCTTCGTGGCGCCCGACGCAAGGGCAGCATCCGTTTCGGTAGCTACCCCCAGCGTGATGCTGACCGGACCGGGCACCGTCCACGCCAAAGTCCTCCGTCGCTTGCGATAGACGGAGTACTGGAAGGGTGGCCGATGGACGTGCATGTCAGACCAGTTCGAGGATGTCCAGGCTGCCGTGGATGCCACTGATCGAGTCAGCCGGCGTGGTTACCAGCTCCAACACCATTCGGGTGCCAGCGTCGATCACGAACCGGGCGTCAGGCACCGGCAGGTACAGCAGAGAGGATCGAACGTTCCAGTCGAAGCGCTTCAGATCGACTGAAGTTCCACCGGTGAGCTTGGTGGTGTTGCCGACCTCCAGCGTGGCAGTAGCCGCGGCATCGTTGGGCTGCATCGTTACCGGAGCAGCCGCAGCCGTACCACCGGAGCCAGAAGTAGGCGCGCCGGTGACCCGCTTCATCACCAGCGTCAAGCCCTCCTCCTGAGCGTCACCGATCTCTGAGATCTGCCCCAATTCGAAGCCAAGGATGAGTAGTGGACGACCAGTACCAGCCAGTAGCTCCATCACGTCGATCTGAGCCGTGAAGGCGGTGGTGATGTTGATCGGGAACGAGTAAGCCCTCGCGTGGTACATCGTGTCTCCTATCGGACAATCAGTGGCTGCATGCGGCGGATCCGCTGTGCTGGCACACTCGACACTGCAGCAGCTCCACCAGCAGCCAGAACCTCGACCGCGATCACCGCCCAGAAGTCCACAGCGCTCATTGCCCATGCGGTGGTGACTGAGCTACCAGTGGACGGGATCGTGGCCCCGGCGGCATTACCACCCGCCGAGCTGTTGCCGAAATTCGCCAAGTAGCGCTTGGTCGCTGGGCTGGTCGGAGTTGCGGCGAAGTCGACGCCACCGCACACCCCGAAGGCGATGATGTTGCCACTCGTGTTCGAAGCCACCGCAGCAGTAGCCGTTGTCGTGTTCCCAGCTCCCACGACTGGCGTACCAAAGGCCGTGGTTTGGTTGACCCCAGTGAAAGAAACCGATCCACACTCAGCTGTGGATGGAGCCGACGCAAAGGTGACCACTACGTTATTCGTTCCAGTGGTCGGGTTGATCAACCCATAACAAGCTAGGTAGCCGGCTGTTGAGTCGTTGGTGTGCTTAGGCGTACCGATCTGGGTCATTCCAACAGCGTTATAGGTCACACTACTGATCGTCTTGGTGGCATCAGAACCAGAGTTCTGACCCACGCCAACGAACACCACGAGTGCGGTGTTGGACCCTGTGACGATATGCGCCCACGTAACCGTGGTCGGAGTAGTAGCAGTCTGCCCCAGGGCAGCGGCTGGTCCGACTGCATCGAAAGCCACGGCCATGGTTAGCTCGCGGTGTAGATGCCCGAGGCGTTGAAGCTGATGGTGGTGACCACGTTGTTGTCGAAGCTCAGCGTGCCGGTCAGCAATTGAGCGATCGGAATCAGCGAGGTATCCGTACCAGCGCCGGTGTCATCGTCGTAGCAAACGATCGCTGCCCCAGCCACCTGAGCCGTACCAGTGTTGGTGTAGGTGGCCGGGTCATCAGCGTCGACCTTCCACAGGTCGTTCGTGTTGTCCACTGCCGAGGTCACGTTGGCCAGCGTTCGACGGGTGTAACCGGTGAAGTCGCACTCGTCGTTGGCTGCCGCCAGCAGCACCGACAAGTTCGCGTAGTCCTTCAGGGTGGCATCCGACTCCAGGCCCGCACTCTTCAGCCAGACAAGAATCAGGGCATCAGCGGCTGCGGGCAGGGTCGAGTAGTACCCCGCCTTGCCCTTCATGATGTTGAAGACGAACGGACCGGTAGCCATGCTTGCTCCTTAGGGAATCTGGGGATCAGCGGGCCAAACAGCCCGGCCGTCCTTGGGGTCATCCAGTACTTCGCCCAAGGTCGTGTTCGGCAGCGAAACCTCTACGGTGGCGCCGGTACGGATGTTGCTGGCTGGGCCGGCGATGGTCTCACCGGTGGGGGTGACCTTGGCCGCGACGTCGGTCCAGGGCGTGGTGTTGTTCTCGGTGAGCTTGGAGACGAACACCGTGAACACCAACCCCAGGGCACCAACAACGGCCGGTACCCAGGCGGGGATGCCCGGAATGACAGCCAGCGCTGTGACCGCAGCAGTAGCTGCCGCACCCATCGCGCCCAGGTACCGAACCGGCTTGGAGGTGCTCACCTGCGAGGGAGCAATGTTCTGGTCGCTCATTACTTGTCCTGGACCTTGGGCAGGGCAGCGATCAGCTTGTCGACCTTGTCGTCAAGGGCGTCGATCTTGGTGATCAGACCGCCCATCGAGCCACCAGGGCCAAACAGTCGCTGGCCGTACTCTTCGAGCTCGGCTTGTACCAGGGCTCGGATCTGTGCATCAGTGAAAGGCATGTCGTCCTCCTCGGGCGGGGTTACGTCTGCAGGGGCCTTATTGAGCTTGGCCAGGACGCGATCACAGGTAGCCACGTCCTTGACGATCTCGAAGTGCATCTCATCCGGGCGGCCGGTGTAGTCGCCACCCCAGCGGATGCAGCCCTCGTAGTTTTTGAGCTCGGCTCTGATCTTGGCGGTCTGGGCAGGCGTGAAGGTGTTACGAACTCCGAGCGGGTGCTTAGTGGAGTTCAGGTCCATCGCCGTACCAGAGGCGTGATTGGACAGCGTGGTGGTGCTGCCCCGGATCGGGCGCTCGGCGTAGCCCCAGTCGTCCAGTTCGCCAGCGTCGATGTCCTCGACGTTCTTGTCGAACCAGGCGGCCCAGGCCACAAGCAGAGCACCAGGCGAGCCCTTACGTAGACGGATCGCCCGGGACGTACCGGGGATCTTCCACGACTGGGTGCGACTAATGTCGTTCGCCGCGTAGCCATTCTGACTTGCTGCCATGACTCCAGGATGCAACCTCTGTCACGGCGCTTTGGCGGTGCAGATCTTGGTTTCGATCCCAGCGGGGTTCTCGGTGGTCATCACGGTCTGGGTGGTGACTTCATATCCTTCTGGGCAGACCGGGCCTGCTTGGCCATCTGCTCCTGGCGGGCCGACTGGACCCACTGGTCCCTGCGGTCCCTGATCTCCCTGAGGTCCTTGAGGACCTGCTGGACCGGCGTCTCCGGTTGCTCCCTTTGGTCCTTGATCACCTTGCGCACCTGTTGCTCCAGTCTGGCCCGCAGCTCCTTGCTCGCCTTTGGCACCTTGGTCTCCCTTCGGTCCAGTGGCTCCTGGGGCGCCGACGCACTTGGTAGCAGCCAGCAGGCATTCCGGGTAAGGTCCTGCCTTGCCCTGGGGGCCGATAGGCCCTTGTGGTCCGATCGGACCTTGCGGTCCCTGGGGACCAGTCGGGCCTTGAGAGCCGACATCACCCTTAGGTCCAGTCGGGCCAACCGCAACCTTCTGGGGGATATCGACTGACTTCACCACTGGAGTCGCACCCAGGGCTTCGACCTGCTTGGCCAGGGCTTGGGACTGATCGATGCTGTTGTTCACCGAGGCGGCCAGGTTGGTGCGCTCGGCTTGACCGTTGGAGATCTCGACGGCCTGGTCTTGCACCTTCTGAGAGGTCTGCCAGATCTGGAACAACGTGACCGCTGACAGCAGCAGCACCAACACCAAGATCGGTGTGGGGATAGTACGGTCACGTCGCATCTCAGCAGCCACGATCTTCTAGCTTAGGGAGCGGGTTCTCCCGCCGCAGCTTATCCGTGCGCTCGGTCGAAACCAGGTAGTCCTGCAAGATCTTGCCGCCCTGACCAGGCTTGGTGGTGGCCAGCAGATCATGGAACAGCTTCAGCTCCGCAGCCTTGTCCTCATCGGCCCACTGCGCGCGCAGGCTGATCACATGCGCGAAGTCGTTGTTGAACTGGGCCTGGCAACTGGCCTTCCGGTTGGTCTCGTAGGCGTAGTACGAGCCCTGCAGCACCGTGAAGACCGACAAGACGATCACTACCCAGCCCAGCAACCGATTGCCACGGACGGGCTTGGTCTGCTCCTTGTCAGACACAGCTGCCTCCACCCTCCGGTTAAAGAACAGCATCTCCCGGCCAACCAGCCAACCGGTGATGAAGCCAATCAGTGACCAGGAGAAGGACGGGAGGAGATCGTTGAGTACATCCATCACGGCTCGTCACCGTCCTCGTCGTCCTTCTCCTCGTCCCGCTTCTTCTTGGGGAGCTCTTTCTTGTCTGTATCCGATTTGCGAGCTGAGATAGCGAACAGACCACCGACGATAGCCATGAAGATGGCGTTGATTGCCTGGTCCGGCTTGTAGTGGAAGGCCGGGATGATCCCAACCAGGAAGTTCAGCGCCCACACGACGGTGACCGTGCTGATGATCCAGTTCCGCAACTTTGGGTCGATCACCAGACACCTACCTTCCGTGGAGAGGGTTCACCCTCACGCTGTGAAGGTAAAGCGAAGCTTGGGCGGGTGTGTCTGGGTGTGACCGTCGAACAACCCCGAGTAGTGCCGATCGAACGTGTTGGGCTGGAAGAACATCCCAGTCGCGGTGCCGTTCTTCCAGACCGAGGTGGACATCGAGGTGATGTCAATCCAGTGTCCGTCAGCGGAGTGGAAGATGTTGTTCTGCAACACCCCGAACCGGTTCAACGTGGCAATCGAGGCAGGCATCGCCGTAGCGTCGTGGAACCCGTACCTGGCCAAGAACCCCGGAGCAGGGTTGTAAGCCGCGCGCGAGTACATGTAGATCTCAACCTTGTTGATCACCGATGCCCCTCGCAGGGCGTTGACGATCTTGAACCGGTCGAAACCAACGACCGACTCCTGGGCACCGTTGACTGCGTTCCACAACCCCTGGTACAGGTTCACCCCAGCCCAGCGCAGGCTGTCGTCGCCGTTGTAGCAGGCCGACCACAAGGCGGGGATCTCCACGGTCTTGATCGACTGCACCGGCGGGACTGGGTCAACACCAGTACGATCCGGCGCCTTGAAGCTCTTGTAGTTACCTGCCGACCAGTTGCCGTTCATGTCCTGGGCGAAGGCACTGAAGTAGTACGTCGTGCCACCAGTCAGCGCTCTGGTCGAGCCAGGATTGGTCGGCCACTCCTTGGTCGTCGTACCAGTGACGCTGTGGCCACCGGTGACGTTGTACAAGAAGTCCGACCAGGTCTCATCGGGGAAAGTGACATCGGGCTCAGAGACGAAGCCCGAGCTGAACGGGTTGGCCGGGAAGGCCGTAGCTGACACCAACACCCGGACCTTGGCCAGACTCGGATCAGCCACCGTGTTCGGTGTGACGTTGACGTTCAGGTACCGGTTGGCGATGAAATCCAGGCTCAGCGCTGGTACTGGCGGGGGAGTGACGTCTTTTTGGTAGACCTGCTTCCAGATTCCCGAATCCTTGGTCCAGACCTGAGTCGGCTCCTGCCAAGTACCAGTCTTCTTCAGGTACGGGGTGGCAGCCTTCCAGACGCCGCCGTCCTTGGTGTGGATGGTCATCTGGCCTCAGAACTTGAAGAAGACGTCGCCGTTGGCACCCGAGGAGTTGCTGGGTACCGCCGAGCCATTGGTCACCGCAGGCACAGCCGGCGGATAGACCTGCTTCCAGGCCGAGCCGTCGTAGACCTCCACCACATGGGTATCGGTGCGGACCGAGAACATCCCAGAGGTAGGCGAAGGCACCCTGGTGGTTCGATCAGCGGCGCTGGTGAACACCATCACCAGCTTCTTCTCGATGGCCTGAGCCAATGCGGTCATGTCCCCGACGACATCTGGGTCATCCCCAGCGACGGGTACGGGCAGGCCCTGATTGGCAGTCGTAGTAGACATCTGTCCTCCTTGTCAGTACCAGTTTGACGCCGGAGGACAGTCGCTTAGAGATAGCCCTTGATGAAGTTCACGATGCAGGCGGCCCAGAACTTAGTCCCCAAACTGGGCTTGGGATGTACCCCATCGGACAGGTAGTAACCCGGCCAGGTGATGCCCCGGTAGTTCAGCGTCCAGTTCCACGGGATGATGTGGTCCTTTTCGATCCCGTCGTGGATCTGGGCATTCACCAGACAGGTGTTGCGCTCGTCGTAGACCTGAGTCTGCAGAGCTACCTTGGTCCGGCAGCAGTGCACGTCCACCCAGAACAGATGCTCACAACCCTTGGCCGCGAGCACCGTAGGTGACATCCGAGCGATCTGAGCAGCCATCCCAGTCGGCGCGAAGATGTCGTTGGTACCACAGGCCATCACCATGATCTTGGGCAGCACTGGTCGAGCGAGCGTAGAGGTGACCGCAGGAGTCGTCGGCCGAGACGACCAGTAGTCGATCGCTGCCGTACCGCCCGCAAGCGATAGCGCCGCGGAGAAGTCAGCATGGCCCAGGGTGGTGATCGAATCACCCACCAGCCCAACGTTGGCAGTGGCGAAGTTGCCAATTACCCCGTGGGCATACAGCGTGTAGTCGGCAAGCGTCCCCGACCCGTAGACGTAGCTCATGGCACTCCTAGAAGTAGCAGGTGATGAAAACGACTCCGGGTCCGCCATTGCCGCCGACCTGCGCGCCAGTGCCATTACAACAGATGGCGCCGCCACCACCGCCGCCGTAGTTCCCACCAGCCAGACCACCGAACGCCGCGGTAGTCGCCGTACCGCGCCCACCAGCTCCTGCTCCATAGACACTAGAGCCACCCGCTCCGCCGATAGCGAATCCTGCGTTACCCCAGCCAGCACCACCACCGCCACCCGTGAAGTTCGCATCACCACCAGTAGCTGTACCACCGGCACCAGGAGCAGGACCAAATCCAGATGCCGCCAAGATGGTGCTCTGTCCGCCACCACCTCCGTTACCGGTGAGTGTGGTGGAAGTAAGCGTGATTGTGGTGTTCCCGCCGTTGTTACCCGCAGCAGCTGATACGCCCGTCCCAGCGGCGCCAATCGCGTAGGTGACCGTGGAGGGAATGTTTGCTGCTAGGACTAGTGCCTTGGCCGTACCACCAGCTCCACCGCCCGCTCCACAGCTGTGGTTCCCAGCAGACGCAGAGGCTGCACCACCGCCTGCGCCACCAGCACCAACAGCCTCGAAGTAGGCTGCCTTCAGTCCCGCGGGCTTACTCCAGGACGTACCAGAGGTCAGCACGAAGCGAGTTGGATAGCCAACCGATACATCTGTGCCACCGAGCTTGATCGTGCCATCCCCAGAGATCACCAGCGAGGTGCCATCAGCCGTGGAGATCTTCCCAGGAGTAGCACCGGGGAAGTTATTGGTGGTGGGCGGGTTAGCAGTGGCAGTGGCCATCGTGGTCCAGGTGGTGTTCGTGGACCCGGTGTACTGCAAGTGATAGCTGGTGTTAGCTGGGGCAGTTGCGCCCCGAGCCATGTACAACCGAACCTGATTGGGGTCATCAACCCCGCCCGAAGGGATGGTTGGCACGGTGTAGAAGTTCTTGGCCCGACGCTTGCCCGCGTAGCTCTTGTTAGGACTCTGCGGTTGAGTCTCGTGCGTGGTGCCGACAGAGTCATAGAAGGTCTGCTTGGCCCAGAACGTACTGGAGCTGACCGCCGGATCCCACTGCTCACCGGTGTGCTTGTACATGAAGCCATCCGAACCGAAGGTCCAGAAGACGCCGTTGGCCGAATCCCAGGCCATCCCTCGGCGGTTGGTGGTGGGCGACTCCCAGGAGAACGCCTCCTTGTTGGCCGACGCCCAGTTGTTACTGCTACCAGCTGGATACAGTCCGCCAGGCGAGCCGGCGACGGCATTCAGCAATCGGGCGTTATAGGAGACACCCCGCTGGGCAACTGCGTAGCGACCAGCGCCAACATCGAAGTTGCCGACCAGGATTGTGCACATCGAGTCAGAGTTTGTGTAGGCAGCCGCCGTACCAGATTCATAGGTATCGATCGGGGAGGCCAGGTTGTTGCCAGACCCATCCGGGATCCAGTACCTAATCCGCAGGTTGCCTGAAATGATCTCCGCGGTGAAGATGTTAGTGCCGTCAGACCCAATCGTTGGCGAGGCCACACCGTTCTGCCGCGAGTACCTGTTCAGACCAGCTGGCGAGTGCATGTAGTACGTGTTCGCCGCTCCGTCCGGGATCCAGCGAGCCATCCGATACACACCAGCGGTTGATCCCACACCAGTGATCTGCCACACCGAGTAGAAGGCCCAATCGGTGGTGTCGGTGAAGTACCGGCCGGTGACGGCATCAGTCGGCGTACCATCGCTGACTTTGAAGAACCACGACCGAGTGCCATTGGACCGAATCTGGTGCAGCACCCAGTAATCGGTTGCTGCGTCTTTCCACTCGATGGCATACACCTCGGACGGGACCAGGTCGAACGTGCCGAGATCGCCGGTCTTATCGACCATTGCCACAGCCGCGGTCGAAATCTGAATCGCGTCGTAGGTCACGCCCACCTGGGGCGTAGAGCTGGGCGAGGTGATACCAGCCTGCAAGACGATGGTGGAGTCAGCATTCAGTTCGCTGTCCCCGTACAGCGAGGCACCGTCTTGAGCGGTCAGACCACGAGCAACAACCTCAAGGTCAATTAGCCCCTCGCTGCCATCAGTGGGCAGGTTGATCATCAGCGAGTTGTCCGGCTTGTAGCCCTGCAGGCCGGTGTTACCAAGGGCTACTCGCTGGCCAGTCTCAGCCGTCTGGATCTGACCCGCGACGATCATGTTGGCATCCAGCAGGTCGCCAGTGATCGTGCCGGAGACGATGTTAGCTGCTGTGACGGAGTCCGCCTGTAGATCCACGCCAGTGACCCGAAAGACCATGGCGGACGTCTGGGCGCTCTGGGCAGCAGCCCCGTCAGCGTCCTTGGCGATAATCCGCACGTAATAGGTGGTGTCGTAGTCCAGTACTCGGGGATCTGGGTCACCCGGAGCGGGTGGAGAGCCCGGCAGCGCCTTGACTACGAACTGGGAAGCGGTGGTCTGGCCCACCAAGGTAGAGCTGTTCGCGGTGAAGCCAGAGACAGCGCTGACGTGGATCTCGTAAGTAACTGGGTCAGCGTTGGTGATCGGCGCCCACTTGGTGATGAACAACCCGATCCCACTCAAGGTCTCCGGCGTAGGAGAGCTACTCGGTGGATTGCCATCCGTGGTGGCAGCAGTCAGTGCGCTGTCAGCCGTGGCCTGAGCTGCATCAGCAGCCGCCTGTGCAGTGTTAGCTGCAGTCTGGGCGATAGCGATCGTGCCGTCCTGGACTGGGGTCCAGTTCCCATCCCAGCGGTACGGCTTGTTGTTGTCGTCGGTGTCGTACCACAGGTCACCGATGTCGTTGCCATGGCCAGCTGAGCCATTAGCCCACGGTGGTCCAGTCTGGAAGTACGAGCTGATCTTCTGGTCCGCAGTGGCCTGGGCCGTACCAGCCTGAGTCAGCGCATCGACAATGGCAGCGTCTTGGATCTCCACAAACGCGCCCGAGTGGTAGATGAAGGCCCGGTTATCCGACGTGCGATACCAGATGTCGCCTTCTTGGGGATCCTCAGTTGGAAGCGCCGGCTCCAGGCTCTGGTAGAACGCGGTGATCTTGCCATCAGCAGTGGCCTGAGCGTTGGTAGCCAAACCCAACGCACTGGTGGCATCCACTTGAGCCGCCGCAGCGGCAGCAGCAGCCGCATCCGCAGTCGGGTCTTGGACTTCTTGCCAGGTCGTACCGTCCCAGACATAGATCTGGTAGGTGGTGTCCTTCAGCCACAGATCACCCACGTTGTCAGCCACAGGCGCAGTTGCCTGGACGAACATCTGCAGGCCACCAGTGGTAGCTGCGGTGGGGATCTGCCAGGCGTCGCCGTCGAAGACCCGGAACTCATCGATGTCCAGGGCATAGACCAGCTGGCCCCGATAAGCAACTGAGGGTAGCGAGGCGACAGCAACCAGCTGTACGCCTGGGGTGGGGGCAACTCCCCGCTGCCCCAGGCGCAAACTCTGAGCGTGGTCGGTGGCCAATTACTGATCCTTAGTCTTTAGACCCGCTTCATCACGGGAGCAGGTCCGAGTAGTGCGCGAAGCCCGACGTAGCGCTGCCATCCGGACCAGCAGGTCCAGGAGGACCAGCAGGACCAACATCGCCAACAGGACCTTCGGGGCCTTGTTCACCGGCGGGACCAGAGCCAACCCGGTAGATATCCAACCGGCCAGCGGTCGTAGCCACCGACAGCGAGTCATTGTGCACACCCCAGATCTGGAAGGCCTGACCAGCAGCAGCCTTCACCGTCGTGGTCATCACCAACTGGGTTGGTACCCCAACAGTGGCAATGGTGTTCACTTTCCACACCGCAGTGGCAAACGAGCTACCCGTACGCAGCTCCAGCTGGCGATAGCCATCAGCAGCATCCGCAGGTAGGCCGAACTGCACCCAGACCGAGAAGAACAGGTCCATCGCGGTCGGTGCAGTGAAAGTGGTAGCTGAGGTAACCACCCCGAGGTCATCTCGGACATTGGTGTCGAAGCTGATCGGAGCAGCCGTACCAGAGCCCAGGGAAGTAGCTCCACCAATCGTGACCTCGGAGCTGAAGGACTGGATTGCTCCGGTTTCACCCCGCTCACCTTGGGTGCCCTGGTCACCCTGTGGTCCAGGCGGGCCAATCGGTCCTACTGGACCTTGGGCACCGATGCCCTGCAGTACGCCAGTACGAATCTGGATCGTCTCACCGGAGGCGACCTTGACGACTTGGTAGTTACCCATATCAGATCCCCTGAGTGACGCGAGACGAGCAGATCAGGTCACCGAACACCAGTCGAACCAGTTGATCCCCAGTGCCGACATCACCATCATCCACGGTGGCGAACAGGTCGTACTTGTACATCCCGCCCGCCAGCAGATCAGTCTGTTCCTTGGTGATGTGGATCTGGATCATCCCGTTGTCAGTGTTATAGGTCATCGCCGGGATCTCATCCGTGGGTAGCGGGTCCGGCGGGAACAGCGAGAACATCACCTGGCCGTAGGGAGACTTGACGTCCATCCGCATCGGCAAGGTGACGGGGATCGGGTTGTCAGTGAAGTCATTCCACACCAACTGAGCGGTGTAATCCGCGCCCTGATCGACGTACAGGTCGACTCGACCAGCCATCTGTCCTCCTTCTGCTCACCTCAATCTTGCTGTTCGCCACCAGCCACCAGTTTGAGCTTGGCGACGTACTCGCCCTCTGAACCACCCACCACCAGTACCGTCTGCTGACCCTTGGATGCGTCCAGCACATCCACGCCCTGGAGCTTGGCCCGCAGGGTGACAATCTTCAGCAGCAGCTCGATGGCCTTCACATCACCGGCCTCGACTGCCATCCAGATCTTGGACTGGGCAAAGTTCAGCCGTTCGATCTCCAGGTCGAGCAAACTCTCCCGGGTCTCAGGCTCGATATCTCTCGCGGCCGAAATCATCTCGTCCTTGATGGCCTTGGCCACCACGGCGCCAGACGTGTAGTTCAGATGGCCGGCTATTTCGCTCAGGCTCAACCCCGCCAGTTTCAGCTGGTACGCGTGCCACGCCTTGCTCCGTACGAGCTGGCCTTCCAGGGGCGCCTCGTCCTTCGTACTTGCGTCGTTTCCCATTGACGTAGTCCTCCACTACTTCAGCCACGCTCACTGCACCCGATTCGAGCCAACGCTGGATCTTCCTGCGAGCTCGACCGGTGGTGCCTGCCCAGATCCCGTACTCCTCACGCTGGGTCAAGGCGTGGGTCAAACAGGTGGCGAATACGGGGCAGGACGTACAAATGGCCCGGACCTCACTGATCTGTTTGACAGTCAGTGCAGGCCGGGCCTCTGAATCGGTCCCGAAGAACCGGGTGTAGCCAGCGTCTAGGCAGGCTGCTTGCTCGTGCCAGTCAGGCCAGAGCTTGTCCATGTTGAATAGTTTGGGAGTCTTCACGGAGCCTGGCTGCAAGCCCTTGTTGGAGCTGTCCATAGAGCGCGATACAGGTCGCGTCGTAGCAGTCTTGGTCGCCGTCACAGTTGAGAGCGTAACTGGAATACTTCAGGTCAAGCCACTCCTGGATCTTGACTTTGTTCGCGTTGCCTGATCCCAGGAGGATTTTCTTCCAGTGTGTGTTCGATACCAGGTAACTATTAGCCCCAGCCCCATCAGCGTCCAGTAGATGATCAGTGGTGCAAAGCACAGCACCAGCAGTCTGGGCGATCTGCAGAGATACACGAGTGGAGCGTCCCACCAGCGGTTCCTCAACGTAGACCGCCTCTGCCTTGTACTGGATCAATTGGCGTACTACCCAAGCCGCTACTTGATGCAGCTGGGTGGACCTAGGTTTTTGGGCCGAGACGTCGAACGCACCGGTGAACAACATCTGGTTGTCATCCAGTACGGTGACGGCTGCTTTCCGCACCCCCAGGTCCACCCCAGCTACCCTCACGCGACGATGCCAGCGTTCTTCAGGCTGGTGAGCAGGTTGGCCACCGTGGTCCGAAGGTTGGTGACGTCAGTACGTAGCGCGTCGTACTCGGCCTTGGTCGGGTTTGCACCCGCGGCTACAACCGAGCCGATTGCAGTCGGAGCAGCCACCGTAGCTGCCTTCTGCGGGGAGAACGTCGGGTTGCTCAGGTAGGAAGCAGCCTCGTGGCCGATCCCGTGCTTGAGGATCTGGTACTTGCGCCGATCAATTGCCATTTTCTTCACCCGTCTTGCGTCGTACTGCTGGGGACTGTCCCCGGTGTTGCTGGGTGATTCCAGTCTGAGTGGCTCGGCTAGCCGTACCACCAGAGAACGTACCGCTGGCGCTGGTCCCGGTCGTACTGGTGTAGGTCACCCCGGTTGAGGTAACGGTCGGGGTATACGTGTCGTCTTTGAACCTGATCGGCTTGGGGATGTAGTAGTCAGCCAGGTGATAGTGGCTCCTACGCCACCTACGAATCAGTCGTTCGGCTAGTTGTACGTTCTGGGTCTCGATCTCGGTATTCGCCCCACAGGAGCAGCGTTCGTGGATCCTGATCCCAGTTTCGGTCTGGTCGTACTGTCGGCCTGCGGTCATGAGGCCAGCTCCTCTGGTACGCCGAAGCACTCCATCAGGTGCTCACGGACGATCTGATTCAGTTCCTCGTTGGTTGCCAGTTCACTGCCCTGCAGGGTCCAGTTCTTGCACACTGGGCACGTTTGGATAGCGAACCCGCCCGTCGATGCGCTGTGCTTTGCCATTAGCAATCGCCTGATCCTCGTCGTAGGCCCTGATGGCTTTGCGTACTCCCCAGTTGTACTGGTGGAACAGCTGTCCGTCGTACTTGGCCCGCCGGGGAATCAGCTCAGGATTGTGGGTTCTGGTCACCCTGTACGTCATCCAGCTCACCCTCTACGTAAGCCCAGATCCCCTTCGGGAAGTACGCGATCATTTCTTCTCCGCGGTGGATACTCAGGTCCCCGTTGTCCACCTGATAGGTGGCGTTGCTGTAGCTCTTGCGCTCTTCGTACCCATCCCGCTGGATAGTCACTGTAAGTATCATTGGTCACTCTCTGTAGGCAGCTGGATGGTTATTTTCAGACTAGATATTACTCAATTCCAGTCAGTACTCCCCGGCGTCATGCCGGGCCTCATACAGCAGTTGTTCCTGGGTGAGCCGCCTACTCCCCAGGTCGGCCATCTTCTTGCTCATCTCCAGGAAGCTTCGCAGCGCGCCAGTACGGATCTTGTAGTGCGGAGCGCTTTTGGTTACGTCCCCGGCGCGTTCAGCCTCGTGGATCAACATGTCTAGCTCTTGGGCGCGGGCGTAGTAGGCCGTGGCGACTTCGGCAAGTGCGAGGTAGGGGCTGTTGATTGGGCTGGGCTTTCGGCCCAACAGCACGTCCGTGTATCCCTGGAGTTCGTCGTAGATGTCATCAGGAGAGGGCAGACCCGCAGGCAGAGGTACATCGGTTACTCGCTGGGAGAACTGGACGTGAGACGCAGCCGCAACGATCTGACCTTTGTGGTTGACCCCGAGGGCAGTGCTGGGGTCGTCCCCGGCGCGGAGGATTCGCATGCCTGATCCCACGACTTCATCAGTGGACACACGTCCCGAAATGGACACTGTAAGTACTCACTCCCTTGCTTGGCCCAGCACTCGTCCTTCATCTCGATCAGGCGATTGCCGGTGGTCTCGATCACCAGCCGTTCGTACTCGTGCAGCACCTTAGTCAGGCCTTGGTTGTCTGGGCTGAACCTGAACTCGCGGTACTCGTTGGTGTCCTTGTCCTCGTACAGCACCACCCAATCTTCGATCCCCGAGGCAATCGAGTAGCTGGTCACCTGGTACAGGTGTTCACGCTTGGGGCCGTACTTCATCACGTTGCGAAAGCCGTTGGAGTTGATCGACTTGATCTCCAGCCCTTGGCCGTTGACCAGCCGGCCGTCCATCGTGCCCTTCATCATCAACTTGGGGTGAGCCACTGGCACCTCTGCCTGGTCGAGCCAGCCAGCGGACAGGCCTGCGGCTTGCCAACGCAAATGCGTCCAGGTGCCGTTATGGAAGATCTGGATGGTAGAGGTCTTAAAAGGGCGCCGCGGCAACCCCAGATACTCGAACTGACGCCGTCGTAGACAGGTGCCAGCAGAGCTAGGACTGAAGCTGCCACTGCGGACCCGATCCGGCTTACCGATCTGTTCAGCCAGGAACGCTTTGGCATCGTCGGAGTACTCCGCGTTCGGATTGGCGATCAACCAGCGCTCGTGGGCAGGGGTGACCACCAGCTCTTGCTGGTGAGCCTGGAGCAGCTGGGTGAGCTTCACTCGTACAACTCCTTCATATACTTCTTGAACCCGTAGGGGGCGTACGGCAAACCCAGCTTCAGCCGGATGTGCTCTTCGATGTCGCGGTCGAAGATCGCGTCCCGTTTCATCTGCTCATACTCCTTGCGGGTGAGCGTGATGGTGACCGCGACGTAGGGCAGCTCAGTCATCGTGGCCCCGCTGGCGGTAGATCTCCCGGGCGAAGGTGTAGCCGTCCCAGTTGTCTACTCCGGCCGCTTCCAGGCAGTGCAGCCAGTTCTGATCCCGCTTGAGCTCCTGGTACTCATCGCTACTGACAGTGACTTTGGTTTGCTCACTGTGCTGCTTCTGCATTCTGCGGCTCCTCTACTGGTTCGACGTTCACCTGGATCATGTCTTCGGCTGGTTCGGGGATGCTGATCTCTACTGCGGGCTCAAACGGCTCGAACACACTTTCGGGGATATCGATCGACAGCTTGACGGTGATCGACCCCACCCGAGGCCTGGTGGGCTTGGTCTGGGTCACCCGGGTGGCAACCACTGAGTCCAGTGGGTACTTACCCGTGGTGTGGTCTTTCCACGTACGCCAACGCGGCTCTAGCTGTACGTAGAACGTGGTGGTCTTCAATTGATTGCCTCTCTACCGAAGGTCTTGCCTCGGACGATGTCGTAGACCAGGTCCGCCAACATCTCGTAGTCGATCCAGTCCGGGGTGTGATCACCACTTTCGCGCAAGATCAGCCACTCGTGGTTGCGCAGGATGTCAGCTATCTGGGCCTTGGCCTGCTTCGCCGGATCCTGCTTGATCTTCATGACTGTACTCTACCCTGGTCTTTTCTTGAGGCAACGTGTAGCTGTGCCGCTGGGGCTGGGAAGATTTGTGATATCCGTGACCAAACGGACACGGGTAGACCCGGTTGGGCACGCTGTCGTACTTACCGCTGCGGATCATCTGCCCGATCATCTTCCAGGCGTCGTACTCAGATGCGTAGCTCCACTTCTTGCCGCCAGTACTACTGCGGCAGATCGGACACTTCGTACGCTGCACAGCATCCGTCACACCCGTGCGTCGTGACCGAGCTTTGTGTCTTCCCGAGCGTGAGCCAGTACGCCACGTCGTCTGGGTCAGGATGTCCAACGCCGTGCTCACAGAGCCGCTCAGTTCGGCCGGTGTCTGGTCGGTAGTTCTTTTCCCATCCCCGCATCCGGTGCTCCGAGGGGTTGTGGATGACACAGTTCCTCCCAACGCACTGGTCGTAGGTGTGGGTCAGCACTGACTTGTTGCCGATCTGATGGGCCTCGCCCAGCCGCTTGGGTGCAACTGGTTGGGGATCCCAGCTCTCGTTCACGTACTGGAACCTGCCCATGGCCTTGGTGACGTTCTCGATCGCCTCCACCAGGCGATTCATCACCTGCTTGATCTGTGGGTCGTTGTCCCGTTGCTTGCGGTACTCATCCACGTTCCACTCGGGGTTGTCATCCATCTTCACGAAGGTTCTCCACTTCTACCCACTCTTCCCAGGCGTCGCGTACTTCGGGCCAGGGGTGATCCACCACAAATGCAGCCAGCCGCTCGAACTTGGCTTCGGACTCCAACAGCCGCTTGTACTCAGCCGGCGCTACCAACACGTAGGCCTCGTCAGTTCGCAGTTTGGCTAGGGCATCGGCTAGCTGTTGCTGATCGCTGTCCTCGTAGTACTGCATCTCCTCTGCCATCAGCCCAACCTCACACCCTGCTCGTAGTTGTCCTTGAGGTAGTCATCCGAGCCCTCGTACCAGTACAGCCCACCGGACTTGTACATCCGACCGTCCAGCAGCAATCCGGACTCGTAGGCCAACCCACCATCAGCATCCTCTCGGTGGTGCTGGGGACACAATGCGATCAGGTGGTAGGTCTCACCCAGCTCGTCCAGCAGATCCCCACCCCGGGCTCTGGTGAGCCGGTGGTGCACCTCGATCGGGCTGCGAAAGCACCTGGTCCACACGTCCAGGCCACTGACCGTGGTCATTGCCTCGCACCGCCCCCCGGACCTGTCCACCACCAGGTCACGAGGGGTGGGCACGATGCGCTTCATGACGGCTGGATCGGATCCGGGATCGCGATCAGACCACCGTCGCGGTTGTTGGATACCTGCACCCGGTACATCTCGTCGCCCTTCACCCAGGCGTTCCAGACCCGGAACATCATCGACAAGTAGGCGTTCTGGGGGATCTGCTCACTGGCCCGGCGAGCACTCGACAGCCGCTGGATCAGGGCGTTGCGCGGGTCACCGATGCCGTTGGTGGTGTTGTTGGCGATCGACTCGAAGAAGTTCTCAGCCATTTCCGCGTCCAGCTTCATCAGCTCCCAGTACGTCACCGCCAGCACCGAGGGGTTGATGTCGATCTTGAGCCGGTACTTCATCGAGTCCTGGACGGCGTCCACCAGGTCGGGATTCTTCTCGATGAAGTCGCTGACCTCCAGGTGGGTCGGACCCATCTTGGCGATCGACTTACGCCGGGTGTTGGGCACGTTGGTCTGGTACGTCATCGCCAACCGAGCTGCCGAGGCCAATGCCATGTGGTTGGCGTAACCAGCCAGCTTGAGCATGTCGCCCACGCCGCGGCGGATGTTGGTGTCCATCACCTTCTGCGACTCGTTCTCCAGCCCGCGGACCACGAACATGTCTACGGTCAGGCCGGACTTCTCAATCGCGGCCAGTCGGTGCTGGCCGTCCAGCAGCGTGCCGTCCTCGGCGAACTTGATCGCTTCGCCAGTCAGTAGCCACTGACCGTTGACCATGTCCCGGGCGTACTGCGCTACCGCTGAGTCGCGCAGGTTGCGGTTCCTGAGGTTCTTCTCCAGCCATTCGGCTGCCAGCTCCGGAGTGATGGACTCCAGTTTTACGTCTACCATCACATCTCCAAAAGGGAGTTGAGAGCACCGATCTCATACAACGCCTTCAGTGCTCCGATTGCCTGATCGACTGGCTTCTTGCCCAGCCGTACATCTTTGACCCCCGTCACCTTGCGGTGGTCAACTCGATCCAGGAAGTCCTGGAAGTTAGCGAATGGTTGGCAGTTAGCAATCTCTACTGCGGTCGAGGCCCCAACGCCCTTGATCGCCAGCAAGCCCTTACGGACTGCCATCCGGCGCCGGTCCATCGTGTAGGTCAGACCCGAGATCGTCACGTCCGGTGGGAGGATCTTCACTCCCCGGGATCGGGCTGCGGTCAGATACTTGGACTCCTTCTTTTCGTCGCCCGCCGCAACTGCAAGTAGCGCAGTGTGGAACTCGATCGGATGCTTCACCATCAAGTAGGCCGTCTGGTAGGCCATCAAGCCGTAGGTAGTCGCGTGGGCTGAGTTGAATCCGTACTGTGAGAAACCGTCGATCGCCGTACTGAGCCAGGACAAGTCTTGGTCGGTCATACCCTGGTTGCGCGCCAAGGTAGCGATCATCGACTGGTAGCCCTCGATCACCTTCCCGGCGTCCCCGATGTCTTTGTTGGAGGCTTTCACCGCCTTCAGGAACTTGGTCAGGTCGTCGGCGCCCATTCCCAGCTCGCGCAGGATCGCGATCACCTGCTCCTGGTACAGCATGATGCCGTACGTAGATGTGGTCGCCTTCATGATGACGTCGTGCCGGGAAGGGACAGCTTCGGTCCCGTTCTTTCGAGCAACGTATGAGCTCGTCGCCCCCGATGACTGCGTCGCCGGCCTGAACAACGCCATCGCAGCGATGACATCGCTGATCTTGGAGGGCTTGAGTTCGCGGCACCCCTGTTGGGCACTCCATCCAGACAGTTGAAATACACCCTCCGTCTTCCCCGAGCGGATGGCAGAGTACGTTGGCCCGTCCGTCAGTGGAATCCACTCCAGATCCTCCTTGCCCAGCAGCTCCAGCGTTCGGCGGATCACGCTGAGCATCTTCACGCCCATCACGTCCAGCTTCACGTAGCCCAACGCCTCGATGTCGTCCTTGGGGTACTGGGTCAGGAAGCTCTCCGAGGACGCGATCCACAGCATCGGCACCATCTTGTCGATCTGGGCCTTGGTGGCAGTCACCACCACACCCGCGGCATTCTTGCCGTTGCCGGAGTACGTCTCCCGCTCACTCAAGCGTCTGAGCAGCAGCTGATCTTCGCGTGGCACCTCACTCCACGCGTGGACCTTGTCGTCATCAGTCTCGACCTTCTTGTTGGTGGCCGCGAAGTACTTGACCAGCAGGCTGCCCTTGTTCTCGCCCTCTTCTCCAGTCAGCGACAGCTTCGCCCAGGTGGCAATCTGCTGGACGCTCCACTTGGACCGCATCCAGGCCATCACGTCACCACGACGCTCGTGCTCGATGTCCAGATCGATGTCGGGTGGCTTGGTCCGGTCCTTGCTCAGGAAGCGCTCGAACCGCAGGTTCCACTTGACGGGGTCTGGTCCGGTGATCCGCAGGAGGTGGCAGCACAAAGAGCCAGCAGCACTACCGCGAGCGTTGAACAGAATTTTCTCATTCCGCATGTACTCCGTTACTTCTTGACAAAGGATTAGATAGCCCGCCATCCCGGCTGCCCCAACAACTTCAAGCTCTGCGGCGAGGCGCTGTCGGTAGGCTGGCTTATCCAGACCCCGTCGACGCAGCTCAGCTTCACACTTGGAAACAAGAAGGGCCTGTGGATCGGTGAGGGCGAGAGGGACTGCGTACTGGTAAGAGTCGAGTACCGGGATGGACAGATCGTGACGTCCAAGTAGTTCAGCCAAGCCTTCGAGTCCCCGTTCCAGACGCGCTGGAGCATGGTGTTGATCAAGCCACGCATCATCAGCGAGGTGGAATCCGTCTCCGGGAAAGACGGCATCGTCGGGATCTGGTCCGAACGAGACGAGTCGCTTGAGGGCCTCATGGTCTGCTCGATCACCTTCCAAGGTGTAGTGAGAATCTTGAGTACAGACCACGGGTAGGCCGAGCTCATCAGCGATCTGGACAAGCGCATCAGCGACCTTGTCGTCATTCCAACCATCCCCGTGGTCGATGTTGTGGTTCTGGATCTCCACGAACACCGAGTTGGGGAACCAGGTGTCCAGCGCTTTCAGGTACTGCTTGACGGTCTTCTCGCCGCGGGTGATCAGCGACTGCACGATCAGGCCGAAGTAACAGCCGGTGGTGATGGCCAAGCCTTCGGTCCGGCCGTCTTGGTGCAGCCGGGCGAAGCTTTCCAGGTCCACCAGCGGCTTGAAGTAGAACTGGCTGTGGCTCAGGGTGGACAGGTTGACCAAGTTCTCGTAGCCCTTGGTCGTGTAGGCCAGCACGCCCATGTGGTAGCGACCGGCACCGTCAGCCTTACGGCCCTTGGCGTACTTGGTCTTGTTGATGTTCTTGACCAGATAGAGCTCACTGCCGGGGAAGGGCAGGATGCCTGCTTTCTTGCAGGCTTGGTAGAGCTGGACCGAACCGCCCATGTTGCCGTGGTCGGTCAGACCAAGAGCCGGCTGGCCTAGCTCAGCGACCCGGTTGACGATCTCGCGTACCGAGGGCAGAGCATCCTGAGCAGAGAAGGTGGAGTGAGTGTGTGCGCTCCAAAAGCGCGGTGCCCGTTTGATCACCAGCTTGCGCTGCCGAACGATTCTCATGTCGCTCCAAGTGCGGGGGAGGGCGGTCCCCCGCGGTCCGTTAGACCTTGTGGGTCATCAGAGGTTCTTCAGCATCCAATCGACGAACTTCTCGCTGTCTTCTACGTAGCGCAGGTCTTCTGGGTACTTGATGCCCTCTTCGTCACACAGCGCGCGGAGCTGGTCGCCACTCATCGCCCGGAGTTCGGCTTCGGTGACTTCCTTCTCTTCCTTCGGCGCCTGCTTGGCTTCTGGTTCAGCGAACTCGTTCAGACCCTCGCGGCGGTCAACGCTCGGAGCAGGCTGGTCCTGATTGATACTCGGATCGAACTCTGGCCAAGCTTCTCCGAAGGCCTTCGCCAGCAGCTTCTCGATGTCATTGATCTCGTAGGTCTTGTCCAGCGGGGCAGGCATCATCATCTCGATGTCGTAATCCGTGGACGTGTCGTTGCCGATCCGGGTGACCAGGTAGTCGCGGTCGGTGACCGTACCGCCGTTGCGCTCGGAGCGGATCACCATCTTGTTGTAGAACTTCACCGGGAACTTATAGACGTTCACGTAGTTGCCGACCTTGGCGTTCACGGCGTACTTGGGTGAGGCCTTCTCCATCTTCTCGATCCCCGAGGTGCAGCCTGGGCAGGTCTGCCGGTCACCAGTACAGGGGAACGGGAAGCCACCCGGCGTCGGGTTGTAGTGCTCCCAGTACTGCTGCCAATCGTCGGTTTCCTGCAGGAACCGCATCCGGTACTCCCCCGGCTTGAGCGTGCGCATGAATCCCGCGTCGCCCTCACCTGGGGTGTTGCCGAGCTTCGGGGCGTCTGCTGCCCTAGTCCCGAACTGCATCTTGTTCTCCCTTAGCGGCTTCTAGAACTCTCTGTGCGGCCGAGTAGGCCAAATTCACTACGGTTCTCGTGGCGTGCTGAATCACTCTGGTATCTACGTCATCTATGGTCTCTTCAGGTCCCTGAGTTGAGGTGATCTCGTACTTCACCCAGGAGTCATCGCCGTTGATCTTGATGTTGTGGGTAACTGTGGCCGTGACCTTGTCGCCTTCTCGGAACAGCTCTGGTTCTACCTGATTTACGCGCTGGAGCTTCACTTCTTCTGGCCTCGTGGTCTGCCTGGCGGGAGCTTGTGGGTCTTCTTGAAGTCTGAGTACTTGCCCTGGTAGTAGTCCCGAATCTCCTCGACGTCCTTGGCGGTGAAGACGTAGAAGCTCATCTTCCCCAGGTTCGCCGTGTGAGACGGAGCCTTCACGTTGTCGGTCTTGATCAGCCGCCGGAGCGTGTTCTTCGCAACGCCAACGATCTCCGCCACTTCACCGAGTAGGTAGTACTCGCCCTTGAGGCCGCGTACGTAGGTCTCGGCCGGGGAGGCCTTGGTGTTGTTGCTCGGGAGTGATTCCCCGGGCTTACGCTTCGTCAGCTTCGGCATCTGCTGCCTTCTTGGTCAGTCGAAGGCTCGCCGCCCCCGGAGTGATCGTGGTGTACTGCGCGACTACTGCTGGATCTAGGGTGCCTTCGTTGATCGCGGTCTCTAGCTTGGTCTTATCCAGTTTGCTGATCGTCAGCTTGTTGAAGCTCCTGGCGCCCAGGGCCTTCTTCAGTCCAAGTTCATCGAAAGTCGTCTGAGTTCTCGAAGTTACCGTCGAGGTGTACCTTACATCCCCGATTTCCGCGCTGGTGGACTTCAACTCCTGGGCCTCCAGCACGGCGATCAGGGTGGCCTCGGCCTTCTTCACTTCCTCGTTCGCGAGATCCGCAGCCTGCCGGGCTTCGACGTACCGCTGGACGAGGGCACGGCGTTCTCCACCAGAAGTGTTTGCTGCCTTGATTCGCATGTAGTGGACTCTACCCTTCCATGATCTGGTTTCCCAAGCTGGCTGAGCACTTCTGATCGAGTTGTGATGCTGATCTCAGCCAGGTCCTTCCAGCTGCCGTACTCCACCTGGTGGACGTCCCAGCCCGCGCACAGCTCCAACACCCGGTTGTGAGCCCGCTGGCCAGCCTCGTCGTTGTCGAACGCGGTCCAGATCTCCACCGCACCTACCCGGTGTAACAGCCGGACCTGCTCCTCGGACAACCGGGAACCGTAGATGGCGTAGGCCTCGTAGCCAGCCTCCCAGGCGGCTATGGCATCAGCAGCTCCCTCCACCAGGAGAACACGCCGCCGGGCTTCTTGGTGGCTGTAGTTGAACAGATATCTGGTGACGTCGACGTGGCGGGGGTAGATGTACTTTCCGCCGTCCCAGTCCGGCGATAGTGGTCGGCGTACAACCCCCAGTAGATATCCGCCAGCGTCCCGTACTGGGTAGGTGGCTGAGTCGGTCTCGGCGTCGTAGCCGAGCTGGAAGTGCTCGCAGGCCTGCTGGCTGAATCGCTGCCGCCAGTACTCACAATCACCTCCATACAGGTTCAACCAGGACTCCGGGAAGTACTTGGTCTCTTTCAACCGGGCCTTGTCCTTGAGATAGCTGACCAGCGCGTCCGGATCGACGCTGTAGCCGTCGCCGGCCTTGCCCTTGGCGCCACACGAGTAGCAGATCCACAGGCCGCTGACGATGTTCACCGAAGCAGACGGGTGGGAGTCGTCGTGGACTGGGCAGTGAAACGAGCGTTCTACCCCACCTGGTCCCTGCAGGGCCTCAGCGAGCGAGGTCATTGAGTACCGCGGCGATGATCAGCTTTTCCACGTCGATCCCGCGCTCCTCTGCTGCGTCCTGGATGTCTTTTACCTCGTCCTCGCTGAACTCGATTGTCATCAGTCACGCACCACCCTCAAACCCGGACGGGACTCAGCCCGCTCCTCGGCGATCATCTGCAGGTAGTCAGCTCGTTCCTCGTTCACCTCGTCGAAGGTGCCATCGTTGACACTGAACTGCATCCACCACTTCTTCCCAGCCGGACCGTGTCGATTCTTCTCCAGGCTGGCCACCGCAGCCATGCCGTGCGGCTTCAGCCGGGTGGTGATCACTACGTCGCTGTCCTGGCCGATGCTGTCCCCCTGGGCCAGCTTGCCCACGCTCGGCGGGCCGTCACCGTGGTCTCCTTCTCTGTTGATCTGAGCTGCGGCCAGGACCGGCGTACCGGTGGCCAAGGTGACCTGCTTGATCCGGTTGGTCACCTGGGTGAGCGTGCGCCAGTCGGAGCTGACTGGCTCGCCCTTGTCGGTCTGCATCAAGGTCAGGTAGTCCACCACCGCCAAGTCGTAGTCCTCGGCCCGGGAGGCAATCACTGCTGGGCTGACGGGGCCGTCTTTGGGGGTGTGGACGTGGACTTCGCCCTCCAGGGTCTCCAGGCTCTTGACGAATTCGCGGTAGCGCGGCAAATCGACTCGGCGGTGCTTGATGTCGTTGGCCTTCAGCCAGTCCTCACCCCTGGCTGCGGCCAACAAGACGTGGATCCGGGTCCGTAGTTCGGCTTCGGTCATCTCCAGGCTGTAGTAGATGACCTTCTTGCCCTGCAGTACGGCGTGGGCCGCGATCGCACACAGTAGGGCGGACTTGCCCTGGTTCAGCCGAGCAGCCAGGGTCCAGAACTGTCCCGGGCCGATGCCAGCGGTGTCGTACTGCGGCGTCTCCCAGGGCAGGCCGATACCCGCTGGCTCGATGTCTGGGGCGTCAAGAAAGGCCGCACCCTTGATGATCGAAGTGGGTACGGCCGAGGTAGGCGTGTAGTGGAAGTTCTGCAGGGCCTCGTAGGCGCCGCGGACGTCGCCGTTGGCGTTCAGCTGGCTGGCCTGGACCACCATCTCGTGGAAGTTGAACTGGGCGAAGTCACGAAGGACCTCGTCGGCGGCGTAGCGAAGGTCAGAGTGGTCCCGGAACGGGAAGTCGGGGAACTGGTGGAAGAAGGCATCCAGGCTGGGAGCTGATCCGTAGGTCTTGTGGTAGCTCTGCAGCCATTGGTACTCGTTGCTGAACCCCCGGAAGTGACGATCGCTCACTCCGTACTTCTGGGCTCCGTGGACATCTGCGTTCTTCAGCAGCGCACTGATCATCAGTGCTTCTGAAGAGGGGTTCGGCATGGCTGCTCCGTCCGGTTCTGCGGGGGTGGGAGCACCCTACTCATACCTGTTCTGTTTTTTCAACCCGATCGTAGAGATAGGCCACGTCCGGCCAGACGTACGCCCGGCGCAAAGTTACCGAGCCGGCTGGAAGGAGGTGAGTACCTTTCCGCCAGCGCACCGGGACCAGGACCAGTACTCCACCGTTGTGAGCGCAGGGACGGACGGATCTGCACTGCTTACAGCGGAGCTTGGTGAACTTGGCCCGGGGCGCGTCGGGGTAGCAGGTCCGGCACGGAGCCAGACCGTCAACTGAAGAGACAGGAACGGCGTGTGCGGGTGCAGTGGTGAAAGTGGAGGAGAGCCACCGACAGGACGGGTCCTGGTGGAAATGTTGGCCGTGAGTGGTGACGTAGACCTGCACCACCTGAGCGTAACCCTGGCCCAGGACAGAAAGAAGCCCCCCGGGGGGTTCGTCGAGTGTGACCACAACGCCCAAGTTCCCGGGGGGCTGATTCCCAGTTGCAGCGACGCGTCCAGGAGGTAGTGGTACCGTACCACCCAGCGACGCGGATCTGTCCAGTGGAGGTCAAGATGAAGATCATTCAGGAATCACCCGTCCTGTACATGCAGGAGCCCCGGAAGAAGCCGCGGTCCAGCTTCAAGGCTCTGCACCAGGGTGTGTGTTCGAAGTGCAACGAACTGATCGAGATCGGCCAGACAGCGCGGTTCGGCGCTAACGGTCAGATCCATCACGCTCGGCACAAGTCCACTCCAAGGTCGATCCAGACTTGTCCTAAGTGCTGGCTCGTACTTCCCTGCGACTGCGAGGAGGTCTGAGCTACCGGAGAGTCTCATCCTCCTCCGAGTAGCTGATTGGTGTACCTAGGGCGCAGCCGGGGCTGGGAGATGACCACCTCGTGGAGCCAGAGATGTCGGTGTGACAGCTGACCAGGGACCTGTTGAGAACCCTGGAGTGGGAATAGCACCGAGGTCTGGAGGCCGTGACACGAGGCAGGGGTCCAGCGGAAGCCGAGAACGGTGTTCGGAAACTGCCTAGGTCGAACCAATGAGGGCCAATCCCTCCCGCTGGATAGCGGTTAGAGGGACCGACTTGTCCAGATAGCCTAGATAGCTTGCAAAACAGGGCAGATTAGGGTATATTTATCTCATCAGCAGTTCCGCATGCCTTCCTGAGGCTATAGATCCTCACAGAGAAGAGCCGGGACTGCTGATAGCGAGTGGAGGCCCCCCAGGGCCGAAGCGAGCAGCAGAGCAACCCCGTACCAACCGGTGCGGGGTTTTTGCATGTCCAGATGTCTGAGGAGAGAACAGTGAAGAAGCTCAGCAAGCCCAACACCCAGCAGCTCAAGAAGACTGCTACCCGGATCGGCGTGAAGTCTGCCCTGGCAGCCCTGACCCCGACCGTAGCTGTCCTCGGTACCCTCGCGGCTGCCGCCATCGACGCTCGGATCAAGCTGGAGAAGAAGGCGGCCAGTCTGTGAACTCCGAGCAGAAGCAAGCGATCCGGAACCTGGTCATCTACCTGCTGGTCAAGACCATCATCCTGGTCACCATCAGGGTCTTGATCCACCGGGCTCTGGTTAAGTCCCTCCAGGACGAGACCAGCAAGATCCACACCCTGGCCGAAGAAGTCAGGGCTGGCAAAAAAGACTTCAGCCCAGAAGATCTGCGTTTCATGCAGATGCTGGGAAGGGAGCCCAAGAAGTGACTGTCCTACCTTTCCCCGGCAACAAAGTTGCCGAAGAGGAGTTGGAGGAACTTGTGGTAACTGGGGTACTACAGCCCGCACAGCAGGTGTACACGGTCGTGACCCTACGCACGTACTGGTGGAACTACGGTCTGAAGAACGATCTGATCAAGGAGGCCTATGGCCGAGGCTGGAAGCTGGTCTTCTTGAAGATCCCGGTCGACAAGAGCTTCGGGAAGAGAGACTTCCACTTCCACGTCCAAGGACCTGCCTGGCAGATCCTGCTGTTCATCGAAATGATGGGCAAGTACTACGTCTGAGGTAGCAGTGAACGAAGAAGACCCGTCGTACCTGATCGTCGCCCCGGTAGTCCCTGGCCTACCCCGACAAGACGGAGACAAGATCGTCCCCGGTGACTGTGGCCACATGGTCTTGATCTCGGCCGAAGCCGTCGCCTTCTTGGCCTCCACCGACGATCCGCCGAAAAAGATCTGTCTGTACTGCAGTCCGATGTACTCGTCCCTGCAGGAAGAGGCTCCGGTACTCCGAGTGATGCCCGGCAGCCGAGAAGCCGTCGTCGCCGTCATGGGCGAGGAAGAAGGTAACAAGCAAATCGAGCAGACCGACGCGATGCTCCGCAAGCTTCTGGGAGCAGTCGATGATCCAGAGACTCCCTGAGTGGTACCGCCCAGACCGTAGGTTTGCCCGCCGGCTCGGGCTGGGCTGTTGGTGTTGCGGCAAGTACACGAAGATCCTGACCTACCGGTTCGATCCACCCGAGCGGGCCAGGCTCTTCAACTTTCTGACCTGGTGTGTGCCCTGCAAGTTCGCGGCCTGTCCGCAGTGCGGGGACTACTACACCCAGAACAAACCCCGGCTAGTGAAGCTAGTGAAAAAGTTCCGAAAGAAGGTGAGTGATGGAAACTCAGCCTGACAGTGATGTCTGCTCGGCTTGTGACAGCGAGCTGATCTGGGATGCCCAGATGCGGCTGTACGTGGAGAAGAACTCGGGGATGCCGATGTGCTACCCGAAGGGACAGGTTCTTGGCAACATGTCCCACAGGCCGAGGTCGGTGGAGTAGTGGGTGGTCTGTTCGGCCTGCTACTGCTGGCCTTGGGCTTCGTGCTGGTAGGCCTGCTGTTGGCCTCGGCGGCCTACCAGGCCCTGGTCCTGATTGGAGTGCTATGAGTCTGCTAGACGACGCTCAGGAGTCTTGGGAGCACCAGCCGGATGCTACCGACGTTCCCGGCCGCGACATCTACCTCGCTGGCTACCTGGCCGGAGTACGGGCTGTGGCCGAGCAGCTCAACGACAACGAACCGGAGAAGAAGTACAAGAACTTCGACTACCTCCGACCTAACCAATCCAACTTCAGCGTCGTCGTTCGACTGGATCAGGCCTACATGGCTCAGCTCAACGACCTGCTCGGTCGTGACCCCCAGGAGCACTGGTGAGGTGGCTCAGACACGAACTCCACTACTGGTGGAATAAATCCACCCGCAACCCCAAGTTCAACCCGTGGATCTCCGACTGCAGGTGCTGCTGCATCTGCATGGAAGAGGAGTACCGGTGGAGGAAGCTGCGGTGAACCGATACGAGTTACGACTCAAGCTGTACCGGGCCAGCAACAAGCTGGACAACTTCATCTACGACCACAAGATCCGCGGCAGGCTGTACGCCGCCCTGACTTGGCCGTCCGACGAGCGGGTGCAGTGGCTGGTCTGTCACCTGTTGGTGGCCCACGAGGCCACCGAGGACAGCTGCATGAAGCCCGAACACGACTACTGCCTGTACTGCGGTACCCGGCTGCCATTCCAAGCCAAGGACGTCGTCCACCGGATCCAGGCAGGTTACTACGTCAAGGAGTCCCTTTGAGCACCGAGAAGTACATCCTGCTGGGGCTCGGATTGCTCCTCGCAGTGACGGCGGTGATCATCACCTTCCGGCGCGGCTTCTACCACCCGGTGAACAATAAAGAACTGATCTCGATCTGGTCGCTGCTCGGCCTGGGTTTCGTCCTGGTCGGAATCACATTGTTCATGACGTGAAAGTCAAAATCTGGAAGTACTACGACCACTTCAACGGCGACGAGTACTGGATCGCGGTCAAGGATGGCGACGAAGACTCGATCATGTTCTTTGATAGCTGGGATGTGGCCATGGCCCACGTGTTTACCCACTGGTTCCGTAAACCCATCCCATCGTCGTTCTTCCGGAAGTCGCAATTCATGGAGGTCTTTTAGGTGGACACATCCGGCTGGGACTTCTTGTCTCTGGTCGTTTTGGGCTACTTCGGCTGTTACTACATCCACGTTTGGTGGACAGGAGGAGATGACCGGTGACCAAGGAGCCGGTTGATAAAGAGATCGAGCATTTCCGCTCGTTGGACTTTCAAGTTGAGAAGTACCGGCACGAACAGAACATGGCCAAGGTCAAGGCCGACAAGGAAATCGCCCTGATCGCGCAACGCCGTCGCAACCAGATGGCCACCTGGACTCGGTGGGTCGTCACCCCGATCCTGGCGGTCTCGATGCTGGGCTCGGCTGTGGGAGTGATCATCATCGGCGCCAAGTCTGGCCCGCCGGTTTCGCCAGAGGTCGCCCAGATCAACGCCAAGAAGGAACGGGCCATCGGATGCGGCAAGGAAACCGACACCTGGGGCCACAGCGACCACACCTGGTGGCCGGACGCGGCGGGAGGTGAAGGGCTGTGCCTGCCGAAGGAGCAGGCACCCCCGAGCAAATGACCACCATTGACGTCCACAACGCGGTCTTCTTCTGGATCGGCACCGTCGCCATCGGGTTGGGCTTCGGGATGGCCCTCACGGCCATCGGCTTCGCCCTGCTTCGTACTGCGGTCGTCGGCATGTTGCTGATGTTCGGCGGCATCTTGTTGATGCTTCTGGGGGCTTGATGGTCAGTTCCCTGGACCCGCTGCAGGTCTTCTACCTGATGCAGCACTACGGATCGATCGAGCGCACTTCGGAGCAGCTCGGCTACGCCCCCAGATCGTTGTCCACCATCGCTCGCCGTCCACACAACTGGCGGATCCAGATGGCCATCGACTGGGGGCTTTGTGCGTACCGCCAAGAACGCGCTAGGCATCACGCCGGCGAATCAGTCGTCAGCTTCAAAGCCGGCGAACGAGCAGATAGGTGTAGGGGGAGATGAGAAGAAGAAAGTACATTCACCGGGATGGCTCAGCCTGCTGGTTGGTGGGGGACATGTGGATCGTCATCCAGGACGGTCCGAGCGCTGAGAAATCCCAGATTGGAAAGAGATGTCAGTACTGCAACCGGTATACCGACGCCAGCCAAGAGTCGCCCAGAGGGTTCGTCGCCTTGCTGTGGAGGCTGCGGATCAGGTCCAGGCTGCAGTTCACGTCGGGAGCGTTCGCGCTGGGTCTGATGGGAATGGCGTTCTGGGCCGTACTCAACAACCTGTTCCTGCTTACCTTCATCAACGAGCTCGACACCGCGGCGAAGGTCGTACTCGGCGCCAGCTTCGTGCTAAGCGCCGCGGTGGCAATCTTGTGCTGGGACTATATGCGCTGGGAAGGTCGGCGCGACGGCCGAGCATTGAAGGACTGAAGTGGTTCGGCTGGGTGGTCATTGACTTCCTGGCCGCGCTCTTCATGGGGGCGGTGGTGTTCTTGACCGGCTTCTTGCTGGTGATCAATGCTTTGGAACACCACTGGTGGCAGGCAAGGCTCTGCGCATTTCTGGCAGCGCTTGCTTGCCTGCTGGAATTCCGCGTCATCAAAGACGCGATTGACAAGTATGGAGGGGATTAGCTTGTTAGGTAGCAGTGAGGCACGGGTGGGACAGAAAGTACGCATCATCAGTAAGAACATCCGTGGCCACGTAGTAGCTGTCTTGACCACGGGGGAGATAGTCGTAGAGGTGCCAAGGGGCTATGACCTCTGCGACCCGGAAGATCTGGAGCCCTTATGACTACGCCCGACACGATCGACACCAGCCGGGATGGCACCAATTCGCCACGAGTGTTTTCCCGCTACGGCAAGTACGCCCACAACGTCTGGGCCAACGAAGCCGAGCACGGCGTCTGCATCTACTGCGGACGCTTGGCCCCGGAAAGGGGCTGGCTCGGCTTCACCGAGAAACAACACGAGAAGGCGCTAGGCCTTCCGTACTGCGAGGAGGTACACCGTGGGTGAGAAGAAGGACTTCGACGAGCTGCTCGAAGCTGCCAGCCAGCAGATCGACAGCAAGATCGAGGAAGTACTGGCCGAGGGTCACGATCCGGATCTGCAGAATGATCTGGACAGCATGAAGATCTGGGCGCCGTGGACCGACGAGGTTGTCAGCCAGCTGAACCTGTTCCAGGAGCGGGGCAACTTCCACCCGTTCACCTGCCCGAACGAGCACGAGACCAAGATGAAGCTGGTCGCGATCTGCGACGGCTGGGTCTGTCCGGTCAACGACTGCGACTACCGCCAGGACTGGGCCTGGCAAGCGATGGCCGACCCGCGCAACATCTTGACCCTGTCGACCATGCCGGTACCAGTCAACGGCTCGGTGTTCGAGCACTCCAACCCCAGGGAGCAGGGCTGCACCTGCGTACTGACGGATGGGCCGAACGGCTGGGCAATCAAGATGTGGAACTCCTCCTGCAAGCTGCATACCCAGCTGGAGGGCTCCAATCTCGACCCCGACACCCAAGGCCGCCACCGCGACATCAGCAAGGAAGAGCTCGACGCCGCCGCGTTTCCCGCGCGAAATGATGCCGCCGGCCAGGCCAAGCTCAAGGCCATGGCCCAGAGCGCAGGCAACGTGGTCGGAGTCGTCCCCGGAGTCCGACAGCTGAGCCCCGCTGACCTGGGCATCGAGGTACCCGCCGAGGAATTCCAGGAGGTCGAGGTCGTCCTCACCGTCGCCGGGATTCAGCAGCTGGATACCGAGGATCTGTTCAACATCTTCACCGACGACCGGCTGCGGGAGTTGTTCCCAAACTTCAGCGCCCAGCAGCAGCTGGAGATCCAGGAGTTCTGGAAGTTCGAGCAGGCCAGCCCTGGGCTGGCCGATGACAACATCACCGTCGAGGAGTACGACAAGCTCCTCGCTGAGGGAACACCGGTCGAAGTCCAAGTCGATCTGGACCGGGAGGACAAGTGAAGTCGATCAAGATTGGCTTCAAGGTCTCGGTGCGCGAAGACGCCCCACCCAAGGTGCTAGCCGGGGTGGTGCACGAGCTGCAGCCGATCATGGAGGCCTTCGCGGCCGAAGTGAACCCCGGCTTCGAGGGTCTGATCGAGACCGAGATCTTCGTTGAAAACGTGCCGGACGAGGCACCCAAAGGGCCGGAGGTGGCAAGCCCATGGATCCCGAAGAGCGAACTGGTGGAGAACCGGGTGTACCCGGTCAAGGGCGCAAACCTTCTCCTCGCGATCTGGCGAAACAACCAGTTCGTCGGCCGCAGGTACGACGAGGAGCTGGGCCGGTACGTGCTGGGCGTGGAGACGCACTTCGAGGACGGCGGGACGATCCAGGCGTACCACACCACGGCGCTGACCAAGGACTACACGGTGGCGCCGGACACCCCGCCGGGGACGATCCTGCACGAACTGGAGGAGATCGAACAGGAGACCGGAGTCCGCGTGTTCTGATCGACCCCTACGCCGACTACCCATTGGAGAGGGGTGACAGATGGGTTCGGATCGAAGACGGCGAGCCGGTCACCATCGTCAAGCGACTGAACTCCAAGGTCCGCTACACCTTCACCAACCATGGGACGATGGTCACCAAGTTGTCCCGGTTCATCCGCAAGTACCAACCAGCACCAAGTGGTGAATCAGAACAGGGTATGGTATAGTACTTCCTAGGTGCAGTGACCACGCCTGCCCTGATTGGCCCCGACCACATGGTCCGGGGCCTTTGTCATGTCCAAAAGGAGAGCAGAGTGAAGCACAGCCAGAACAGCTCGATGGCCGCGATCGTGATCAAGGCACTGACCAATCCGGAGCGTCAGTACTACACCTCGCGGTTGGCCTACGAGCTGGAGGACGACAGCGACGGCCGGTTCAACCTGACGTTGACGTTCAGGGATGACTTCGTCCCCGGGATCGAGTTGGTCAAGCGCCTGGACAAGGCCTTGCGCGATGCCGCAAAGATCCCCGAGATCTACTTCGAGTGGGACAACGACCTGATCATCTTCAAGCAGGCTGAAGGGGTCTACTCGGTCCGGAACTTCTCGGCCGACCCGTCCTTGGCCGCCGATCCGATCGTCCTGCAGATGGCACACGTCAAGCAGAAGGACTGGGTCATCGTCTTGACCCACTTGTTGGACGGGCTCCAGGACTGGATCCCGGAGCAGAACCTCAGCCAGTTCATCGGCCACTACGAACCGCCGGTGCCGGATGAAGCTGACATCGAAGCCGCCAAGCAGGCGGAGCTGGCCTGAAAGATGTGGGGGGGTCGGCCTGTTCTTCGTACTTGTCCTGCTCTGCGCGGTACCTACTACGGTGCTGTACCGAAAGCGCCACACCCCACAACGGGGTCTGATCATTAGGAGAGACCAGTGAACGCACAGTCCACGATCGTCACCCCTGAAGGCGAGGTGGTGAACGCCGAATCCATCGAGGCCCAGCAAGCTCGGGTCAGATTGTGGGAACGAATCGGCACGCTGATCGTGGTCGCTGTTGGGCAGGTAATGGACATGATCACTGGGGTCCTGCCCGGCTACGACCTAGGCGCCAAGGCTGATGTCTTGCAGTTCAGCGCGGAGCACTGCGCAGCGCTGCTTGAGTCTGCTGGCGAACCGGTGGATAGCAAAGCCGTGTTCGCCGCCTACGACGTGTCCATGCAGCTGCTGGACACGATTCCGCTGATCCCGCACACCTGGGTCGAGTACTACGCCCGGGATGAGAAGTGGTGGGAGGAACACCCCCGCTGGGACTTGGGTGAGCCGAAGCGTCAGATCGGCAAGCCGGACTTCGAACGGATCCGCAGCCTGCGCCAAAAGCACAAGCTGGTGTTCGACTACCCGTACGAGTTCCAGCCGAAGTACAAGATCACTGACCCGCCGGCGATCGAGGCGAGCCAGATTACTGAGAAGAAGGAATCATGACCGACGAGTTTTTCGACACCATCGACGGTGTGGTCGCCAGCGAACAGGCCAAGGCTGATCGCAACTCCACGTCGTCACTGGCCAAGGCGCAGAACTACATCGACTACGGCACCAAGGTGTTGTTGTTGACCCCGTCCATCGCCCGTGAGCACCTGGTCGTCGGCCGGATCTGCCCGCCGGACGAGTACGACGACCTGCGCAGGCTGGAGGCTGCCGGGTTGGCCAAGTCGCCCAATCATCCGATGGGCACCGACGAGGAGGAAGCCACCAAGCACGCGGACGGCTACCGGCGCGGGCTGTTCTTCTCCACCGAGCTGTACTTGGGCTTCACCGCCAGCTACCACCTCACTCGGCTGTACCCGCTGACTGAGGACGAGTTCGACAACATCCGCGAGCTCAAGTGCGACCCGGCCACCGCCGGTAGCCAGACCTGGTACAAGGAGCTCGAAGACCACATCATCACCGCGGTCGAGAACCTCGGCAACACCCCGTACCGCAAGCGCTGCGAGAAGTGCGGCAGCGGCCGGGTGGTGCTGGCTGAGACCTACGTCGGCCGCAAGGTGGCGCCGATGGCGCTGGAGCCGACCCGACAGGGATTGACGATTCGGGCCGGGGACTACATCTCCGACGAAGAGCTGGAGTGCACCAAGTTCACCTACTTGTGCGCCGACTGCAAGTGGGAGTCCGACCCGATCGACCAGTCCAAGTACGCCCAGGAGCACGCCTGCACCTCGCACCAGTCCCCGCTGGAGGCGCTGTACCGGCTGGCCGACCATGTCATCTAAGAAGATGGCTTCGTCCCTGGCGGATGCCAACGACACCGTGATTCGGCTCTCGACGGCTTGGTCTCGGCTGATCCTGTACAAGGCCAAGAACGACTTCGTCTGGGGTCTGGGCTTCGCCGGCGCGATCAAGTACTACACCTGGACCCTGACGCTGTGCCGGATCGGCCATAAGCCGAAGCTGAAGCTGCGCACCAAGAACCGCCAGGTGTCGGCTGAGCTGAGCTGCACTAGGTGCAAGCGGGTGTTGGACTTCCAGGTCAGCCTCTTGCTGCCGTGAAGCTACGCAACATCCGGCGCAAGCAGTGGAGGCGCTACAAGCAAAAGCTCGACAAGCTCTGGACGATCCCGTGGTGGCGCACCCGCCAAACCCAACAAGAGCTGGATCGGTTCTGGAGAGAAGAACGTCGGCTGGCCCGGATCGCGGAGTACGAGCGTGACCCGGGAGCGTGGTGGCTACGGGAGGCCAAGATGGCCGAGGCTAACTTCTACTACCACTGCGAAGCCATGGAGAAGAAGTGGGGCAAGCCCAACGGCTGGTACTACAAGCAACTGCGCCAAGCAGAAATTGACCGAAAGCAGGTCGCGGCCTACTACGCCAGCGACTACTACCAGCGCCAAAAGGCGCGAAGGAGAGCCAGTGGGACAGAATAAGCGGCTACTGACGGCTGAACGAATGCGAGCTGGGACTCGGGAAGATGTCCAACTTCCCGGTACGGCCGGCGAACCTGAAGAACAGCGCAAGCTGAAGCACCCGGACTATCAGGCAATGATGCGCGGGCGCAAGGACAAGGCCCGCGCCCGCCGCAGGGTCCGGCGCGGAACCCAGCAGAAGCAACGCCATCGCTGATGCCCAAGCACGAGCCCTGGTTCAAGCCCCGCAAAGATGAGGACGCCGACGAGGAACTCATCAACTGGCTCGGGGGGCATCGCAACGATCCACCGCCCCCGAAGAAGAAGTCTGGCGGTGGCTGGGGTTGCCTCATCCTGGTCGCCGCCACAGGTGCTGCCTCTACTGTGGGGACAGTGGCGCACCTGCTCACCTGAAATAGGTGAGGGTAGGGTCCAATTGTGGTATAATTGGGCCATCGGGCGAAGCTATGCCCGAACGAGCTGCAGTTGAGCTGCAGCAAGTCCCGCCACTGCATCAGGCGGATGTGAAGGCCCAGGGTTGCTGCCCTGGGCCTTTTGCATGTCCGGATGACCGTCTGGTTTCCGGGCAGAGGGGGCCGCCATTCTCGCACGGGCGGCCCCCTCACCTTTTGAGAAGCATGAGGAGAGAAGATGTTCCAAAAAGTAAGGCAGGCGGCCCAGGCTGGCCGCAGAAAGTCTGCCCAACTGCTGAAACGAGCAGGACGGGCGCTGAAGCGTACGGCGCTGTACGGAGCACTGGGCGGCCTCAAGCTGCTCGAAGGAGCTCTGTTCGTCGTCCACAAGATCACCAGGCTGGTGTCTTGGACCTGGATGAGCGCAGTCGAGGTCTACTCGATGTCTCAGTCACCGTTCACCTGGGCGATTGGCAACGTGTTGTGGTGGCTGCTGCGCACGGGCGAGAACGTGGTGAACTGGATCCGCAAGACCGAGTACCACTACATGCACAACCACTTCCCGGCCTTCACGATCCTGAACGCCGTGGCCTTCACCAACCTGGCGTTGTACCCGCTGGTCGCACTGGTGGGCTGGTTGCTCAGCCCGTTGACCGGGGTGGACTGGTGGCGCAGTACCGCGCACGGTTACAAGGTGCGCACGGTGTCGGCAGCCGACTTCGCCTATGTCGATCGGATCCGCAACGACATCGGCTTCCACAGGACCTTCGGCACGATGGAGGACTTCCAGAAGAGGTATCCGGGCGCAGACTTCTACGAGCACAACGGCGAGTTCGTGATGAAGGAGCAGATGGACGAAGCCGACATGAACGCTGCGCAGTACTACGAGCGCCAGCTCGCGCAGGGCTTCTTGTTGGTCTACCCCGACACCAACGTCGAGTCGCCACACGAGTGGGACTACCTCGAACAACGCATCCGCGAAGCGACTGACGAGTCCTGGGTGACCGAGTTCGAGATGACCCTGAGCGAAGACCGGTGGGGTCGGTTCTGGGCCAGCCTGCCAGATGGTGTCAGCACCCAGAAGCCTGCCCGAGTGCAGACCGTCGATCTGCCCGAGCCGGCTGAGGAGGTAGTTGAGGAGGGCGAGCCGATCGTCGAGACGCCGGTCGCGCCCAAGCACAGCGGGCTGGTCGAGTTCGATCTGAACACCCCGCCGGACAACTACCGGGATCTGGCTGATCCCAAGGAGCGCTCATTCTGGTACGGCGTCACCTTCCTGCGGGAGTCGGCCAAGCAGATCACCGGCTTCCTGAACGACACCAACCAGCAGTCGCGGGCGCGGGCGATCCTTGCCAAGGACACCAGCAACCCGCAGACCGGGTTCCTGATGCCGTACGCACTCAAGGGCTTCGAGGCGGCCCTGGAACACGACCAGGAGGTTGCTTCGAAGGTCTGAAACGACCGGTGAGCCGGTCATGAAGAGAGGAAACGGATGGCAAAGGAAGTACGTCGGCTAACCGCCGAGATTGTCATCGAAACTGACGCGGATGATCTTGCCAGGATGACCGCCTGGGTGGTCAGCCGCGTCAAGTCTTCGGTGGACTTCTCCGACCACGGAGCAGTCGCCATCATCGTGCGAGACGAGGAAGGAGTGATTGTCGGCCGCAGCCAGATCGGAGAGTTCACCACCATCTCCGAACTGCAACTTCGGTCCTTGGTCGGAGACTTCCCAGCGGCTTGAGAGGAGGTTCACCCATGTGGTTCTTGGTCGGAGGCTTGCTCCTCCACAAAGCAGTGCAGGTACTTCGGCTCCAGGCGAAATTGGCCTGGCTGGTTTTGATGTTCGTATGAAGCCAGATGATCCCGACCTGGTGGCCAAGATCGAGCAGGTCGCTAAAAGCTACTACCAGCGTGAGATAGGAGATCACTACTTCACGTTTTTCTTCGATATCAGCCAGTTGGGACTCCGCTTCGATCCCATCGGCAAGTTGAAAACCTGGATAATCCGGTCTCGCCGTCAGAACTCCAAGGAGTGGCGAGAGGCAAAAGCGGTAGTGCTTTCCTACCGCGGGAAGAAGACGCTACGCCTCAACGTGGTGGTCCAGGGTGACGAACAGGCCTACCAGCTCACCGTCAACCTGAAGTCCGGCCAGTTGAATTGGAAGCCACTCAATACCCAAGAGGCAGCGCAACTGAAAGAAGCATTGAAGGTTGCCCAGCGATGAAATGCCACGGAGCCGAGGCCCCCCAAGAGTGATGACCTTGGGTGTTTCCTGCTCCAACTGTTCCCTGAGAAAGAAGGAAAAGTGGCAAAACGAATTCGGCTCTCCATGGACCTGATGGTCCCTGACGAATCGCCGACGACCGAACGCCAGTACAAGCACCTGATCAAGGCGTTCGAGGACTACACCCGTGTGGTGCTGGCTCCCGATCAGAAGATCCCGTTCGAGAAGTCCGGGGAGCCGCACTACACCGTCCACGAGCACAACTCGACCATGCGAGTGTCCTGCCGCGGCTGCCTGGAACTGGCAGACGACCTGCAGGGCAACGAGTGAGCGAAGAGCTCGACCCTCGACGGGGGCTGCTGACCGGATTCAGCAGCGGACTGCACGACCTCATCAGCAAGACTGAACAAGGAGATACCCGCGTGACCATGAACGTTCAGGACATCGCCGCTCGCCCGCAGACCTTCGAAGAGGCCCAGGAGCTGGCCCGGCAGGCTACCTACCACCTGCTGGTGGAGCTGGGCGGCAAAAAGATCACCGACCAGTCCGGCATCAACTACATCCCGGGCACGGCGATCGGTCTGCCGACTGACCCGCAGACCATGTCCAAGGCGGAAGCCGCCAAGATCCTCGCGGCGGCGGCGAAGAACGAAGAGATGGAGCACGCCTACACCCGCATCTTCAAGTACCGCCCGTGGGACGGCGCGAACGCCCTGCAGCTGGCGCTGAAGAAGGTCTTCGGCACCGCCGGCGAGGGTGCGATGCAGATGACGATGTTCGGGCCGCAGCCGCCCGAGAAAATCCAGATCGAGGTGGACGTCAACAAGGAGATCAGCGTTCCCTGGGGCAACATCAACTTCCCGCTGCTGGACGCCGTGATCACCACCGGCGTCACCCGGGACCACCAGTACGGCGAGCTGTTCCGGCTCACGGTCAAGGCGCCGAAGAAGCACGGTGCCGCGATCGAGGGCCTGTTCGTCGCGATCGAACAGGAGCTGAAGGACAACAGCATCTACCGCGGGAAGGCGTTCGTCGGCGTGGAGAAGCCGATGTTCATCGACCCGTACCGGATCGACCGCAAGAAGGTCGTGTACGCCGAGGAGGTCTTCATCCGACTGGAGAACTCCATCTGGGGCACCATCCGCACTGCGGCACTCCAGAAGCGTGAAGGTCTGCCGGTCAACGTCAAGGCCGTCCTGCACGGTCCGTACGGCACCGGCAAGTCGCTGGCCCTGGGCCTGACCGCCCAGACCGCGATCGAGAACGGCTGGACCTTCATCCAGTGCACCACGGGTAAGGACAACCTCACCCAGGTGATGCAGACGGCGGCGCTGTACGCGCCGTGCGTCGTCGGCATCGAGGATATCGATGTGCTGGCCTCGGCTGGCACCGACGAGGACAACTCCAAGATGCTGGAGCTGTTCGACGGCATCGCGGTGAAGAACAACGATGTGATGGTCGTCATGACCTCGAACAAGGCCGCGGACATGCACAAGGGCATGCTCCGGGCCGGTCGCATCGACGCCGCCATCGAGATCGGCCCGTTGGACGAGGCCGGTGTCGAGCGGCTGATCAAGGTCTCCATCCCCGAGGGCAAGCTGGCCACCGACATCGACTGGCCGCGTGTCCACCAGGCGATGAAGGGCTACGAGCCTGCCTTCATCAAGGAGACCTTCGTCTCGGCACAGCGGGCCGCGATCATCCGTGAGGATGACCTGCGCTACCGGCTGAACACCGACGACTTCGTCGCCGCCGCGTTGCTGCTCAAGCCGCAGCACGATCTGCACGACAACGCCAAGGACAAGGCCGACCGACTGACCATCGGCGACCTGATCGAGACTCACGTGGAGGACACCCTGCAGCGTCACAAGGTCAACGACTACGGCGTCATCGAGCTGAAGCCGGAGGAGATCAACTAAGGCCCGTAGTCGCAGTTCTCGTAACACGTTGTAACTAGCAGGAGGAGGGGGAGTGGGCACTGGGGCCTGCTCCCCCTCTTGCTTTGTAATCTGGGTAGGTAGGGTTACACTCTACCTACGACGGACTGGAGTCTCATGTTCCACCTCATCCGCACGATCGCGCTGAAGGCCTTCATGCTGGGCCGGAGGTTCTACCTGGCGTCTCCCGCGTCACCTTACGAAGCGATCCTGTTCGGCTACATCAAAGCCACACTTGCTCAGCTGTTCTTCCGGGAGGTACCTCGTGCAACTGTCTGACGCCGTCTCCAAGGCAGCAGACATGATCGATATGCCGCAGCTCGCGATGGCGGCGTCTCGGTCAGGCATCACCATGTTGGACCCACAAGCTTCGGAGTATGAGTACTTGCAGGAACTGAAGCCCCTGGTCAACCGTTGGGGCGACATTGTCGGTCGCGCGATCGTCGCGGCTGCCGAAAAGGCACAGCAGTTCAGTCCGAATGACGTGGATGAGACCGATGAGGAGGCACAGGCAGCCGTCGATGCCTACGAGAGGGTTTTCAACACCACCGGCTGTGACGTGGTCTGTGGCGTGTTTGCCCTCGGCTACCTGCTGGGTGACCCGCGCTGGGATACCCGGGTGCACGACTACAAGACGTTCCAGGCAGCACTGAACGAGGACCGAGACAACCTCAAGGTGCTGACCACCCGGTTCCGCGGGGAGTACTTCCTGCGGGATCGATTCAACACCGGGATCGCCACCGGAGCCCAGGCGCTGACAATGGCGTTCCGCACGCTCGACCTGCCGCACAACCGAAAGAACGTCCACGAGTGGGGCAAGTTGAGTATGTCCTACAGCTTCTTCGAAGCCTTCCAGCTGGGTCTGAAGTCCAGGCGCATCTGGGAAGAGGATGTCACGTTCAACGAGATCGCTAACCAACTGGAGAGCTAATGCCAAGACAGGCGCAGAAACGATCCACGCTGGAGAAACTGAATCCAAAGTTTCTCGCGTGCCATGAGTACGGCCATGCTTGGGACTGGCTCAGAGACGAGGAGCTAGTCTCGAACACCAAGAAGGTCGTGATTCAGTGCACGAAGGTGGACCATTGCCTGCGCTGTTCAATGCTTCGACGAGGGGTATTCATGGTCCCGTCCTGGGATCTGGTAGGTAACTACAGCTACGACGAGCCTGAGGGCTACTACCTCAACTTGCCAGACGATGGGCACCGTATCACCCGTGCTGAGGTACGGGCCGAGTCTGGCAAGCGCCGTAACCGGCGGTTCAAGCAAGCCGCCGTCGCCGCTGAAAAGTCCGCGTGAGGGATGGCCAGGTAACCCCTGGCCTCCCCGCACTCCTGGGGAGATGATGAGCCATGTTGAAGTGGCTCAAGAAAGCAAGGGAAGAAAACAACGAGCGGGCCGCTCGCATGGCTATCCACCAAGAAGCCTGGAGTGAAGTGGACCCGCTCGGTGACACCAAGCAGAACCTCATCCGGGCCAATCAGCTGCGCAATACGCCAGCAGCCAAGGCTGCCCGCGCGAAGCTGAAGGCTAAGTGAGTTGGATCAGCACCGGGAAGTACGTCTGGTGCGTGCCAAGACAACTGATCCAGACCAAAGTGTGGACTGAAACCGAGTTCCACACATGCGAAGGACCGCACCGGCCGGTTGCGGTCCTTTTGCATTCGCCAGATGAATACCGGCTACCGAAGGAGAAGCAAGTGAAGTTGGACTTGTCGAAGCGATATTTGTGCGCCGATCTCGACCACGTCGAACGCCAGCTGATCTGCACCAAAGGCGCCAATGGCTTCGCGGCCCCTGACACGCTGCGACTGGACGCGCTCAAGGCCCGGGGCCAAGAAGTTACCCACACTTGGGTCTCAGTAGAGGACTGGCGGATGAACCAGGAGATCATGGGCAAGGTCTTGGATCGAGTGGACTGGAACGGTGTTAAGCCAGTAGAAGGACACCCCGGACCGGTCGAGAAGCCGGGCGCCAAGGAGCTGACAACCTCGCCGGTCGCGGTTGATCTGCAGTACGTGGACGTCGACCTGGCCGTGGACCCGCTGCGGTACTACTGCCAGCTGTACGACCACGTCCAGCAGAAGCAGGCCTGCACCACCGTTGGGTACGAGCACGTGCCCAAGGACAGTACCCACGGTTACCACGACGCGTCGGCCTTCAAGAAGGGCCAGCGCTCGCCGTACGTGCGCTACACCCCGCCGAAGAGCTACGCAGCTCAGGTGGCTGAAGCCATCGTCGGCGCAGATGATGATGAGCTGGTCACCACCGGCGAGTACCTGCATGGGAAGAATCCGAATGTCGTCACTCCACTGGCCACTCAGGTAGCCGAGGAGCTGGCCAAGCCGGAGAACGCCGAACTGCTCGGATTGGTAACAACCGACCCGGTCGAGTTCCAGGACAAGCCCAGCTTGCTGACTAGGGGCCGCCCCGGTGCGATCCTGGCCGAGTACGACTCCGAGGTCAAGTACGAGGACTGGGTACTGGTCCGGGCTCAGGTCGTCACCGGGGCGGCTGCTGGCAGGGACTTCTACGAGCTGCGGTTCCAATACCCGGACGGCACACACTTCACCAAGCCGGTGAACAGCTCAGCGATCATCGCTAAGACCCAGTCGCCGCTGCCTGAGGAGCCGGACCACGGCAACATCCTGATCAGCCTGCGTGATGACGACGGGGTCTTCTGGTCGGGACAGGACCGGGAGACGTGGCACATGGTAGGCACCGACAAGTCCTTCGACTGGGACACGGTCTGGCGCCTCTACGGTCCGTTCGATGAGTACTGCCCGAAGGGCCGGATCAGCTGATGACCTACTACATCTGTCACCAGGCCAAACACGTCGTCCTGGAGAAGAACTGCACCAAAGTTCCGTACAGCGATACTGCTCTGTACGACTCCGATTGCCACCCCTATCCACTGGTGTTGGTCGGGCTGGTCGAGGACAAGCTGCCTGGAGAGCGAGCCCAGAAGTGGATCTGCGACAACGACGGGCACATCGCCGCCGGCGGGGGTTGCACCAAGACTCCCGCCACGCGCAGCACCATCAGTACCAGCGGCTCAAGCCACCGTTGGGCGCCGTACTACGACGTCGGCGAGTACGTGCTGATCCGGGGTCGGATCGCAGGAAAGGACAGAGCCCAGCACAAATCAATAGCCGTGGCGATCAAAGACGCTCACGGCTCGCACTCAATCGCCGTATCCAAAGCCGACATCCTCGGACGCACTCCGGCGCCAATCCCAGACGAGCCCGACCGCAAGTCGCTGCTGAAGAGCAAAGCTGGTCAGCTATTCGGGTTCACGGGTGGCGTCTGGCAGGTGATCGGCGACGAGAAGTTCGACACCGGACTGGAGTGGCCCGACGTCTGGGAAAACTACGGTCCGTTCGACGAGTTCAAACCAACCGGAGAGATCAAGTGACTGACAACGAACAGGAGTTGAGAAAGGGCGATCGCGTCTCGGTCCTCTGCTCGGTGGAGTACGACGCACCCCCGGGCGACAACTACGTCACTGTGGCCCGACAGAGCAAGATGGGCGATCGGGTCCGGTTCGATATCAGCCGCGACCAGATCGATCGGATTCACCCCAAGCCGATCCCGGACGAGCCGGATCACAACTCGATCCTTGCGGATCGCAAGGGCAACCTCTGGACCCGATCCAAGAACGGGTGGCGGATGTTGACCGGCAGCAGCGTGGCCAGGGACGGGTCTTGGCCGTGGACCCGAGGGTTCTTGGACGACTTCGGCCCGTTCGAGGTCTTCAGCTCGAACCACACAGTAGGACTGGATTGATGCTCACTCTCGCCAAATACTTCTTGGTCCCGGTGCTGGTCATTCTGTTGATCGCACTCGGGATCTTCCTGGTGTACAGGTACAGCACCAGGCACGACCGGCTCGCTCCGAAGCGAGTCCTACAGCGCAAGGTTGATCGCCAAATCGCTGAGCTGGCGGCTGAGGACCAGCTCAACGAGAAGATCGTGGATCTGTGCAAGTTGTGGCAAAGCGAGTGCCCTAACTTGGCCGACCCGATCCTGATCGCCATTACCACCCATCGAAGCGAGCAGGCCGCTCGCTCGTCAGCAAGGAGCAATCTGTAGTGAAAAACTTCAAGTTCCCTCGCCCCGAAAGGGGCGGGCGGATCGCCTTGGCCATTGCCGCGGCTGGCGCCCTCCTCATGGGCACCGCAGCGTGCAGCGTTTCTACCCCGGTTGATCAGGCAGCTCTGATCTACCACGGCGGACTCCACGCCAAGGACTTCAAGAAGTACATCCCCGCGGGAACCCGTACCGGTGGCAAGGGAGCCAACGACGACGAGTACCGCTACCCAGTGAACTCCCGGGACTACCAGTTCCTGGACAACACCCCCGGCGCCGAGCGCGGTGCCATCGAGGTCCTCGCCAAGGGCGGGATCAAGATGACCGTGCAAGGCGCCGTTTATTTCACCCTGAACGACAAGGAGGACATCCTCCGCAAGTTCCACGAACAGATCGGCACGGCCTTCGGACCGACTGATCACGGGCTCGACAAGTGGAACGACATGCTGGCCAAGTACATCGGCGTCCCGGTGGAGAACGCTCTGGACCGGGTCACCCTGGACTATACCGTCGACGACCTGACCGGCGACGCGGCCAAGAAGAACGAGTGGCAGAAGAAGGCCGCCGAGCAGATCGTCAAGTCGATCGAGCAGGTCACCGGCGGTGAGCCGTACTTTTGTAAGCCGAACTACAAGCCCAACAGCAGCGACGACTGCGGTCAGTTCAGCATCAGCCTGAACCAGGCCCAGCCGCCGAGCAGCATCTCTGACGCCAAGGCCGACTCGGCCGCTCAGGCCACGCGCAACTCGACTCAGCAGTCGCAGGCGCAGAGCCAGGCGGACCTGATCAAGCTGTACGGCGTGCAGGGCTTCCTGCAGCTGCAGCAGCTCCAACTACTTCGGGATGCCATGAACAAGGGCAACATCCCGTTCCTGCCGGTACCAGCTGGCGGGTCCATCAACTACACCCCAGCCAAGTAGGACGGCTGGGGTTTTTGCTTGCCCATCGGAGAGCGCACAGAGGAGCCGACCTAACCGGTGAGGTGTAGGACGGCATCTGCTTGGTGTTGTGTGTCGGTCTCCTCTGCCTAGGAGAACCGGTGGGTCAGAGGGGCTGGGATAGCGGGTAGTCACGCGAAGCGTTGGTTAGGGTGGCGCGGCTACACGGCCACCGAAACCTTGCTTGACCAGCGTGTTCCCGGCCAAGGGCGGCCCCTGTATGGGGGGTGGTGGATGGCGACCACCACGGAGGGCTCGAAACCCTCCCCGTCCGCCGTCCAGTTACAGCCTCCAATGGGGAGGCTGACTGGCGTTCTCGCAAGGAGAATGAAGTGAAATCACGCACGAAGAAGATCCTGGCTGGCGTCGCAATCGTCGCCGGGCTCGTTGGGGTGGGCGTGTGGAACGCCTCGCAGTCACAGGCCAGCCCGGCAGCAGTGGCTTCGGCCGTCAAGCCGGACTGCAACCACCCGCCGACCACCTGGCCGCTGTGTCCTCGTTCGGTCGGCAACCCGCAGCTGGTCGACCACGCGGTCAGCTGGAACAAGCTCGACAAGGCGACCCAGGACAAGATCCTCGCCGGTCTGACCAATGTGCCGGGTACGCCGGGCACTGACGGCAAGGACGCCATCTTGACCGTCACTGCCGACACCATGGTCACCGGCCGCGACGACACTGCCACTGACGCCTCGGTCTGGGCCAAGGACGCGATGACTCGCACCCTGACCGTGGTTCGCCAGAGCGCGGCCGAGGCCAGCAAGTGCGGCGCGGGCGCGGTCAAGTGCTGGTTCTACACCGGCACGATCAAGGACAACGGCACCTTCACCACCGTGGCCGGGGCACACGGCCCGAACAGCGCCACCCCGATCAACGGCATCGTCCAGGGCACCGTCAACGGCGTCTACGAGATCGAGTTCTATGCCAGCAGCGACGCCCCGAACAGCACCAACGTCGACGCCACGGTGACCGGCAATAGCCCGAGCACCAGCAACTGGATGAAGATGGCCTTCCCGGCCGGTACGCAGTTCGCCGGCTTCAACGGGGTGGACTACAAGTGGAGCTATGCCGCCGCGGCCACTTGTGAGAACCACGTCCAGCAGACGTCGGGTAACTCCGGCGACATCCTGGGCGTCAACCACTGCTAATCCAGTGACGGCCTAGCGCGACAGGGGGAGAATCGGGGGTCACGGGGCCCTCGATTCTCCCCCTTCACCGTCCTATCGTCAGTTCGGGAGAACACATGCACGACGTGCTCAGCCTGATTAGGGAGGCCCGAACCCTGATCGATCGACAGGGTTATGCCTTCCTCGCAGGCGGCGAGAACAACGAACTACGCGATCAGTTCCACTACACCATCGGCTTGGTCAAGCAGGGCCTGCCGGAGCTGGTCGTGGTCGGAATGCCGGAGTACGTGGCCCACCAGGTCTTGGATCGGATGGCGCAGCTGCAGATCAAGCAGGGGCCGTTCACCCATGGCCGGGTGATCACCAAGGAGTTCTTCGAGACCGTTGAACACCTCAGCTTCAAGATGGTGGAGCTGAGCGACCTCCACGCCAAGAACATCCTGAGCCTGAACCGGGTCGTCTTCGATCCCACTACACCACTGAAGGGAGTGCAGATCTGCTACCCGGATAGCTCCGGGCGGTTCCCCTGGCAGCAGGGGTCGGACATTGACTACATGAAAATACTGGGGAGTGCACCAGAGTGAACACAGCAGTGAGGCGCCGTTGCAAGATCATCTGGGTGTGGTTCTTGACCGCGCCCCTGTCCAAGACCCGGGCGGTTCGTACTGCCCTCTGGTTCCTACCCTGGGTCGCCATGAACATGGTCGTCACGTTCAGCTTCGGCTTCGACGTGGCGTTCACGTTCCTTTCGCTCGGCTGCACTGGATCGTTTTGGGGACTGGGGTTTCTGTCCGCCCGTCGCCTGAACATCCGTCAGGAAGCCGAAGCGCTCGCCGCTTACATAGCGGAGCCTGTTGACTTCATCGAGTTCGATCTGAAGCGGTTGATGCAGTCGAACGCGAAGAAGTAGCAAGCCCTAACAGGAGGAATTTTGTCCGACAATCAAGAGTCAGCCGTTCTGTCCGAGCTGACTCAAGCGGTGGTCTCCAAGGAAGAAACCCGGATGGGGTTCGCCAACCACATCGGGGACACCTTCACCGCAGAGCAGGCAGCTGATGCTGCCATCCAGGCCTTCACCGACCACATGTATGACCCCCGCACGGTGGAACGGGCCTGCATCAACTACTTCTCCTCGACCGGAACGGACTGGGCACAGCTCCCGGACGGCTCCAAGGAGATGTGGCGCAACAACGTTCAGACAATTCTGAAATCAGCTCTGGAGTAGGTCAGGTGCCCGCCCCAGAGAAGAAGTTAGAGCCTAAGAAGGGTCCAGCCCGGGCTGCGTCGGGAGACGAAAAGGTCTGGCAACTCAACGATCTCGAAGAGATCCAGGAAGCATTGGAGGCAACAGAAGTCGCTCTGCAGGGCATCGCGGCGATCGTCACTGCCGATGTTGTTCTGCGTATCAATGACAACGTGGTGGCTGCCCACCACGACGGCCTGAAGTGGTGGGTGAAGTTCGGTGGCTAAGCAGGTTCCCTTCGAGTGCATGAAGGTACTCACGGACGCGTTGGAAGAGTTCCGGGACCGGATGGATGAGGTCTTCGTGATGGATGACTTCACCGTCGTCCTGGATACGAATTCCGATCCCAGTCTCAGCGTCCGGGTCACCGCCAAACTTCACCCGGAGAACGCCGACGAGTACGTACTGGAGTTCGAGTGAAGGAATACCGGGTCACGTTCGGCACCAAGTACGAGCACGAGCCACATCCCTACTTCGAAGATGCGCACCCGGACGGTTGGGTCAGCATCTGGGCTGAAACCGAAGAGGCGGCCTATGAGGCTGCCTTCCGTTGTCTCGGCCAGAACTGGGCCTTCCTGTACCCTGCCGAGGAAGTCACCCTTCGTACCTACCCCCGGGGCGAACTGGCCGCCGTTGTGATCGAGTAAGACCCTCCTTTTGAGAAGCAGTAGGTTCAGCCGGAAGACGACCGGCACACCCGTAGGTGTCAGGAGAACCGATGGCCAAGCAAGTGCAAGTCCTCATCATCTGCGACTGGTGCAAGCGCAAGTGGAGCGATGAGGATGAAGAGGCCCCCGAGGAAAGGGACTGGACGTGGAATGGAGTCGACTACCTAGTCGAGCTCTGTAACCCTTGCATGGACAAGGTCCGCGATCTGCTCCAGCCCCTCTTCTCGGCCTCTGAGCAGAAGCGTCGCCGTGGTCCGGGGCGACCACCCAGCGGCAGGAACTACAAGCGGCGGTCCCAGTCGGAGCTACCCAGGGGATCGTTCGAGAAGTACAAGAACGAGGAGGGCAAGTACATCTGTCCGCAAGTCGATCAGATGTCAGGCACCAAGTGCGAGCGATCATTCGACTACCCCCAGCACTTGGGGAATCACCACAACCGGATGCACGGGAGCCTGTTGAGCTGATGACTGTTCAGGAGAACCTCGAAGTCTTTATTGAACGCGTCAAGAAGAGCAAGGAGGCACTAGTCGAGGCCTACCCAACTGAGCCGGACAGCCCGCTCACGATCGAGATCCGCCGGCGCAACAAGACCGTGGGCACGATGGTGGCCGAACCCAACGAGAACATCCTGCAGATGTTGCTCAAGTTCTCCATCACCGGAATGGGTGCGGATGAGATCTGGCTGGCAATGGAGACCTACCACAGCGATCTGCTGATCTCGCCTGGTACGGGTAAACCCTGGGCCGACAACGAGATGAATGAGGCGCTGGAGACCCGTCCGGACTGGCTGAGTCCGGGGATGATCCATGAGGCCATCGCGGTCTATGCCTGGGCGCGGACCGGCGAGATGGCCGAGGACATGTTGCTGTTCGACCTCGACGGCCCGAAAGTCAACTGGGGCCAGCGGCTCGGTCACGGTTTGGAGCACAGCAACTTCGTTGAGGTCGTCTCGACGATGTGGTTGGACACCACGATGGCCGAGGACGCCATGTCGGCTACTGAAGGCAACCGGCCTGATCTGCCGCCGATGCCCCAGGTGCTCAAGGACCAGTTGAAGGTGATGCCGCTCGAAGAGCGTGAGGCTCGGATCGACTTGGTTGTCGCCAGCTTCCTACGGGCGGTGGCCTCCCACCTCGGCGTGATGGCGGTGGTCTCGCTGGACGCGAAGGAGGGTTCGATCCGGAACAAGGTGCTGACCGAGCGCGCGCCCGGCATCGGTGCCATCCACCTCAAGCCCGGTGAAGATCTAAACGACAAATGGTGAGCTGGCATGAGCAGCAAGAGGAGGTACAAGCCCGACCAGCATCCAGTACGACCGCGTTTGGGTCGGAAGAAGAAAGACACCTGGCGTTGGTGCCGGGGCAGATCTGGCGTACCGCATAAGCCGACGATCGAGAAGATCGGCTGGGGAGCACAGATTGGGATCAAGTGCGGCGACGAAGGCTTGGAGGGTTGGAAACACTGCTGGCACCAAGTCGTGTGTGCGGTCTGCGACAAGTTCATGGGTGATCTTGACCCTGCAGACTGCCCTGACCTGAAGGACGAACATGCGGGCGATGCAGATCAAGGGTGACTTCCACACTTGCGAAGGTTGCGACAACCTCGACGGGGATAGGAAGCATCGGAAAGTCCGCAAGGGCAATCTGGACATCATCGAGGGCTGGAGGGATGAAGACGGCGCCTGGGTCGCCGATGCCGACGACTACGACGACAAGTACGACGCAGCTGAGGCCAACGACTGGGACGAAGACACCCTGTCTGACGCGTCCTACCTGGAGTGCCCAAGCTACAAGCACGACTCCGATGACGGCTGGGAGATGGAGGCCTTCGACGTCATCCACATCTGTGGGGTCTGTACGACCCAGTACCTCACGCTAGATCAAGCAGCCGACTGCTGCTCAGACGAGGAGAAGTAATGCTCGCCAAGCCCGTTAAGCCCGGCACCTTCTACGACTGCAAGAACTGCCAGGGCACCAGGATGCCCGGCGCTCCGCAGCGGATCGACGGTTGGGTGGACAAGGACAAGGACTACTTCGGGTCCATCGAGGAGTACCCGGACTTCGAGACCGCCAACGAATCGATGAACCCGGACTACCGTCCGCCGGAGCGGCTCGTTGCTGACCGGTGCTACAACGGCTGCTCGATCCCGGTCGCGGAGTCCGACGCGAACTTCACCCGCTACCAGTTGTGGATGTGCGGCCGGTGCGGCGACAACTTCAAGGACTTGGACGCCGCGGGCGACTGCTGCAATTAGAGTGCTGGTGAGGCCCCGTCCGACGCGACGGGTGGGGAGACCACCAGCGCCGCAAGCGTAACGATGACGGCCGAGGAGCGAAAGAATCGGATCAACGCAATCAACGATGCCTACAACTCCATGCCTGCTGAGGATAAGGCGATCGTTGATGCGGAGCGCAGGAACCTGAGAACGCTCCGGCGGCCAACCACCACCATCCAAGACATCTTGGTTTGGGAGGAGGCGCTCAAAAACGCCGCCGATATCAAGGACCTCGGTGCTCCTGGAGCGGAGTACGCCAAGTTGGTCACTAACGTCACGACCCGGATCGTCAGGCTGAAGGCAGGCGACCTGATCGAACTGGCTGGCGAGAAGACGCGCAAATGCGCGGAGCGTGGCCCGCTGACCAAGTACCAGGAGTACCAGGTCTGGACAGAGGTTCTGGACGCGCACGACGCCAAGATCGTGCAGAACACGTCCATCACCTTCGACCTGACCTCGGACATCAAGTTCACCATGACGCCAGGTATTCGGGAGTACGTCGTCACCGAAGACATGCTGGCCAAACCAAAGGAGGAGTAACGCCTAGCGTGCACATCCCTCGGGCCGGGAAAACCACCTGGCCCGAGGGCCACAACCCGATCAGCAACAAGTACAACGTCCACTGCTCGTGTGGCGACTTCGAATCCGATGCCGTCACCCGACCTGCAGCTTGGCGCGAGTTTGAGCGCCACTGCCAACTCATCAAGAAAGAGAGGCAATGATCAAGGAGGGACTCTGGCCGGAGGCCAGGCAGTTCCAACAAGACAAGGCCGAGCTGGGCGCGCGCGTAGCCGACCAGCTCAAAGCTGAAGTCCGAGCCGTCCAACAGCGTGGTGCTGTGGGGCTATCCATTCTCATCGCTACCCGGATCCGTTCGTTCAACATCCGGGAAGGGGTGAGAAACAATGACGCTTCTGACGTACCTGCAGTGCCGGTTCCCCGGCCGCGGGTTCAAGCTGGCCCTCCTGCTTACCGCCGGACTGCTGGCAATGGCAGCCTGTGAGAGTGACGGGCACGGTCCCGGCCCAGGAGGTTGGTAATGCGTTGGTTCGGTGAGTCCTGGGGTGCGCCGGTTAACCACCCCGACTACGAGATTCCGATTCCGCTGACCGAGCCGTGTCAGTTCTGCGGGATCCCGTTCGCTACGGATGATCACGGCGTTCAGATTCCACACCTTGGTGGTCAGGAGGAAGTCACTAACTACCATCGCCTCTGTTTCAATAAGTTGATCCTGGGCTGGGACATGGCCGGCGTCATCGAGAGGAACCACGGTGCCGAAGCAGAACGCGAACAAGGGCAACCCGGCGAGCAAGCGGATGACCAACGCCGCGCTGAAAGCTCGCCGCTCTAGCTCCTGGACGGCTGGGCAGGGTCGCAAGAAGGACCGGGCCGCTGCCCAGCTGGCCGCACACAAGCTCAACCAGAAGAACGCCGAGGACAAGACGCTGTCGGCCGACGAGCGACTGACTCCTTGGCAGCGCGCCTGCAAGGTACGGGCTGAATCCCCCAAGCGGGTGAAGGCCCGTACCCACTGGCTGCGCGCGAATCAGTTGTCGGAGACCGCATGACCACGATCCGCAACAACCCGGACGGCAGCATCTCCTACCGCCACGGTGGTGTCGACTTCACCGCTGCCGATCTGTACTCGCCGGACTGCGATATCCCGCTGCTGCGTAAGCACCTGGAGTGGGTGCTGAACCAGAGCGAGCTGCCTTACCACAAGCGGGATTGGCGCCAGGGCGTGTGGGCGGCCTGGAAGCGGCGGCAGGACAAGACCATGTGCAACACCTACCGGTGCTTCGCTGGCAACGTCGCCTACGCCGCTGGCGCGAAGTTCGTCGAGTATGACCTCGGTGGTCAGATCGTCGAGGTCGACGTCAACGGCACGCTGGTGACCATTCCACAGTTCGCCCGCCGAGAACTAGGCATCACTCGCGTCGCATCGAACTGCCTGTTCGACGCGCACAACACGGCGAACTCGATCCGGGAGATCTGCGAGGCCATCGCGGGCGAACGGCTGTGAACCGGGTCTTCGCGTTCCGGACCAAGCGCTGGGAACACGGCTTGGTGGTCTACATCTACGAGGGCGGTGAACAGGTCGGCGCCACCCAGACCTACAACGAGTACGACGTCATCGCCGCGTCCTTGATGGCCGAAGAGTGGATTGAACTCCGCTTTGGCCTAACTGATGATGAGTACACCTTGGTGTACGACATCGGCGTCCCTGAAGCTCAGTAGGGCACGCGTTGGCCTGCTTGTCGGTAAGGCCCCGGGGTAGCCACGCTGCCTAGTTCAGGGGAAACCGACGTGTCCTACTGAAGGTTGGCCCCTCCCGAGTCCCTGGGGAGGGGCCTTCCCTCCTTTCGCTATTGGAGGAACATGGCACGAAGAGGTGAGGGTCCAGGCAAACCCAAGGACAAGCCACTCGTCCCGAACTTCTGGATCTACCCGCCATCGATGAAGTACCCCAAGGACTGGGGCCGGGCGATGCGCAAGCACAAGCCCACCAGCTGCCTGGAGTGCGGAGCAGAGCTGATCTGGTCCGTACCGCACGGCCACTACGTCACCAAGGAAGAACACGACAAGGACAGCTGCGTCCAGCACTACTTTCACCGCCCCGCCAATGGCCGGAAGTCATACCGCTGGCAGGGCGCAGCGAACAAGCCGATCCATAGCAACCCCGGAGTGTGAAGTGGCTGATTTCGATTTGGAGCGCAATCACGTCGGCAAGGGCTGGCAGCCAATCATCGAGAAGCTGCACGCTGAGCTGCTGAAGATCGATCCGGGCTACAAGGTCGCTCAGATCAAAGAGAAGTTCGGCGAGCTGCGGTACTACTTCTCCTTCTCTGAGGACGCTGAGCCAGAGCAGCGCGAGCAGATGGACAAACTGGTCGCTGACGCCGAGCGGCAGGCCAACAAGACCTGCGAGAACTGCGGGGAGCCAGCCAAGACCAAGCTGCATCGGGGCTGGTACCTGACCCTGTGTGATACCTGCGGGAAGGAGCGCGAGGCCACCCGAGCTTTGAAGATGTGAACAGAGCCCCCTGACCTTCGGGTCAGGGGGCCTCCTGGCCTTTTTTATTTGTCTGCGGTACGTTGGTCTTGCGGTGGGTGTCCAGATACCTGGGTAGCGCCTACCGGCGTCGCGGGATGGAGCAGTTAGGTAGCTCGCTGGGCTCATAACCCAGAGGTCGTCGGTTCGAATCCGATTCCCGCCACCACGAGGCCCCCTCTTCGGAGGGGGCCTTTTTGTCTTTTTTTGCGTTCAGGCGAAGCTCAGCGCTAGCTCACCAGCGATGATCGTGAAGCCGCCACCCTGCAGGATCCGCTTCGGATCGGGCAGCTCGATGCTG